TTATCTTTTAAATTTTAATTCTAAATATTTTATATCTATTCTTGTACTTTTAGATACTTGATTCAATGAATATCCTTCAAACGATTTTAAAAGTTCATCATCAATTAAAAGTTCAGCAGCAAATTCATTAGCCTGATTCTCAAACTTATTTTGAACAAAAAAGGTATTGGAACTATTGAAATATGCATTGGATTTAGTATGTAACAACGCATGCCCTAATTCATGAGCACAGCAAAAGTTTTTTTCTATTTCTGAAAGGTCTTCATTTATAAAAAATACTTTTTTTCGTTTAGCATAAGTATAATGACCTTGTGTTTTTCCTAAAGGTAATATATATACCCAAATTCCTAATCTTTCACATAATTCAAATGGATTATTAGTTCCATACTTTTTTATTATTCTTTTTACTTCTTTTTTTATATTTTTCATTTTAAGCATTCCCCCATATCCCTTGAATGCCTACTAACCCTTGCCAACTTACAGCTAAGTTCTTTTGTTTATTTTAGTATTTTATCTTTAGTATTATATATAAATATTACTTAAAGTAATATTATTAGCTTATTTTTTGAATATAGATTTAAATTTATCAAATAATGATTTAGGTTTTTCTTTTAATTGCTTTTTTGTAGAATTTTTTCTTGAATATTCATTTAGGAGCTCATCTAAACTCATTTTTGATTGGTAAGATGAATTATAGTTATTTGTTCTAGTTAATCTATCTGGTAATTTATCTAAAGCATCTAAAACTTTTTCCATAGAAAAGCATGGACAATCTAGATAAGGAGTAGAGTAGCTCACAATTCTATTTTTCATAGCTACTTTATCCACATGAAATACTCCAGATGTATCACATTGTCCAAAAGATGTCCACGGATTATTACAAGCACTTATTTGTAGTCTGTGACACCCAAAAGGATTTTCTGTCATTTCACTTGCCCCGAAACAAAAATCAGGATTACCAGAACGACATTTATCACCGTAACAATAATTTAATTTACCAATAATTTTTCTGTCCATAATCTTACCATTTAATACAACAAAGCAAGATTTCCAATTACTAACCAATTCATATAATTTTATAAATTGAAGATATTCATTAGGTTTATCTGAATAAATAGCTTGATATAAATTTTTACCTTCAACATTATTAATTATAAACTGTGGAGCCATTTGAGCTAAAGCAACAGCTTGGGCAAAACTTTGAGATTTGGATTCACCAAATGATATACTTATATACCAGTCTGGATAAACGATTGCTTTTGAAGAAACTGAGTTTTCTATTTTTACTATAGTATTTGTTTCAATAACCTCTTTTTCTGATTTTGGAGTATAATTTGAAACTTTATTATTAACTTCATTAGCTTTTGATATTTTATTTAGAAGTCTAGTTTTTCTTTTGGTAAATTTTTCTTTTATACTTTTCCATGTAGGCTTATTAAAACGTTGTGGATTATTTAAAGCTAAATTACAAATTTCTAAAGCTCTTTCATATTCCTTTCTTTTTTCCAAAATTATAGCTGGTCTTTCGTAATAAATAATTCCTACAGGCGCATATCTTTTTAAAATATCTAAGTATAATTCTAATGCTCCATCTACATCATTATTTTTTTCTTTTTCAGCAGCTATTTTATACAGGGCATAATACTCTAAGAAAATATCTTCATCATAACTCATAAATTTCACCACTTTTATAATTATTTTTTGAATTTTTTAGGAGTATATTTCATTTTGTTATATACTCTTACATCACTTAAAAATTTTTCATATGCTAATCTTAAAAATTCTTTATCCTCATCATCAGCAGGATTACCACAGAATTCAACTATTTTAGCTTTATCTATATTTTCTATCATTTGTAAAGCTTCTTTTTCTATATTGAGTTTTTCTTTTTTAGTTAACATTTCTGGAGATGAGGTAGGATTAGGATTTTCATCTCTACCAAGAAGATAATCTACTGATACACCGAAGAAATCTGCAATTCTCTGCAACAATTCATTTTCTGGCATAGCTTTTTCATTTTCATATTTTGATATTGAAGTATCGTCTATAAAAAGTAGTTCTCCTAATTGTTTTTGAGTAAGACGTTTATCTTTTCTTAAGCTTTTTAAGCGTTTGCTAAATGTACTCATATCAACACCTCCATTCAAATTAATTATACAATAACTTGAATTAAAAGAAACAAAACTTGAATATTAAGCAAATTATTTTAAAAAAACAGTTGACAACTTGAATATAATTCAATATTATATAGATATAGAGTTTGAACTAAATTCAAGTTAAGGGGTGAAAAGATGAAATCTAATCTATTAAAATCTCAAAGAGTAAAAAAAGGTTTAACTCAAAAAAAAGTATCTGAAATCTTAGATATTGATTCAACCTCCTATTCTAAAAAAGAAAATGGAATTATTGAATTTAAAGCTTCAGAAATTAATTTAATAAGAAAAATTTTTGAATTATCAGCTGAAGAGACAATAGAAATTTTTTTTGATGATAAACTTGAATTAAATTCAAGTTTATAAAGATAGTTTGTCCTAAAAATTTAAAAATATTAAGAAAAGGAGTGGAAGAAATGGAAAAAAAGATTCAAGTAAATGAACAAGAACTTATGATAAAGGAATATGAAGGACAGAGAGTTGTTACTATGTGGGATATTGCAAGATTGCATAATGTACCAGCCAATAATATTAGAACAAATTTTAAGAGAAATATGCAGCATTTAATTGAAGGTGAAGACTTTTTCTTATTAGATAAAGGCGATGATTTCGTTTCAACTTTGAGTGGAAACGGGGAAATGAACCAGCAAACAATTAATAGAGCAAAGGACATACCAGTGTTTACAGAAGCAGGATATTTATTAATGACGAAGCCTATGACAGATGAAATAAGTTGGAAAGTGCAAAGGCAGTTAGTTAATTGTTACTTTAAAGTAAAGGAACAGTTGAATAGTGGGATAAGTGATTCAGAAAAGTTAAATGTAGAAGCTCCTAAGTATGTATTAGAAGATATAAACAAAACTTTAGAAATACTTACTAAGATGTATAAAACTATGGGAGTAGGAATGGAAGATACCTTTGATATGACTAAGTCATTGTTAAAGAGTGCAGGAGTAGAGTTGCCAGAACTTAGAAAGGTAAGGGATAAAGATAGTTTTATAACATTACAAGAACTAGCTAGTGATTGTGGGTTATTTACACCAGATGGATTGCCAAATAAGAGAGCAGTAGTTTTTATAATAAAGGAACTTTCAATAGATAAATCACTGCTTAATATAACGTTTTATATAGATAATGATAATAATGAAAAATATTCAATTTCTTATAGTAAGGATCTAGTTGGAATTATAAAAGAATATATAATATCTAACAATTATCCTCCATATATCCAAAGTGTATCTATTTCTGGAGCTGTACAATTTTCTAAAATTAGTTATAGAAAATAATAATGTATTAGGAGAGATTTAATGGATTGTAAAAAATTGGAAAGTTTAAAACAAGAAATAAAAACTATTCTAAAAGATGGAGAAGTAACTGCTTTTGTAGCAATAACAATTTTAAATGAAGTCAAAAGAGATATAGAGGCAGAGGCTTTAAGCAAAAAGTTATAACAAAAGGGGGATAGGCATTAAATATTTGGAGGAATAACAAATGATAATAAAATGCCCAAATTGTAATAAATTGCTTTTGAAAATTAAGTTAAATGGATATTTAAGATATGAAATTAAATGTCCTCGATGTAATTATGAGGTTGTATCAGTTATTAAAAGTAATGAATATACCGTTAGAAATTATAAAAATAAAGTTCTAAGGAGATGATTAAATGAAAACAATATTAACAAAAGCTGAATTAGCTGAAAGATGGAGTGTTGATGTAAGAACAATTGATAAGTGGGAACAGAATAAAATTATTCAAAGAATAGAAGGTATTCCTGTTCCTAGATATTCTGTAGAGCACATACAATCTATAGAAGGAATTAAAAATCTTAATCAATTTTCACCTTTAGAACGTAAGAGGTTAGAAATTGAACTTGAAAAATTAAGAGCCGAAAATGAAAAGTTACGAGCAGTGCTTTCAAATATATTATCAGAAAGCGCAAAAGTTGTTGGGATTTAATAATAATTAATACAGATGATAATAGGCGAATTTGCCTTTACAAGTTAACTTAACATAATTTACTTCTGTAAAGGGGGTGATGGGGAATGGAAGAGGAAATATTAACAAAAGCTAACGAACTTTATGAACTTTTGAAAGGATTCAAAGAAAGTATAGAGGGAACTGGTAAGTCAAACTTATACTGGGGAGCTAAAGAAGCACAAAATGCTTTAGGTTCATTAATAGAATGTATGGAGGGTTAATTATGGGGGTTAATTATTGGGGAATATTCTTTTTTGTAATGCCGATGGTAGTTGCAATTTTAGTTGGAAGTATAACTTTAATGCTAGTAAGTATAAAAGAAATTAAAAGAAATTTTAAAAAAGGAGAATCGTAAATATGAATGAATTACCAGATTGTATGTATGACTATAGAGAAGATTTATCTTATAGATATGAAAAGGACGATGAACCAGTAGTCGCAGGTACTTGTATAGAATGTGGAGAAACAATTTACGAGCATCAAACTCACTATATTTTTAATAAAAGAGATTGTGTTTGTAAGGATTGTATAAATGAATATGTGGACCAATTTAAAATTGAACCTTTATTTTAAAAAGTTTACTACCTATCGAGTTGGCGCTCATTAATAGGTAATAAACATTGAAAAATATTCAAGTATAGTATATCAAATATTATTTTAAAAATCAAAGTAGGAGGAAGGTAAATGAGTAATATTTTACTAGAAAATGACTTATCTGAAGTTAAAGAGCAATTTGAAGTTTCAGATTTACAAGCAGCAACATGGTGTTTTAGAAAACTTAGAGCAGTTGAGGAAAAGATTGAAGAAGTTACAAGTGTGGCAGCAGTAGAGATTGATAGAATAACTGAGTGGCTTGCAGGTGAGGTTAAATCTTTAGAATCTGATAAAGCATATTTTGAAGGATTACTTAACGAATATTATGTTAAGGAAAGGGCAAAGGATAAAAAGTTTAAACTATCAACTCCATATGGAAAGATTACAGCAAGAAAAACAAAAAATGGATTTGGGATGAAGAAGTTGTTAAGGCATATGTGAAAACGGAGGATTTACCATTTATTAGAGTTAAAGAGGAACTAGATAAATCAGAAATGAAGAAAGCTTTTAAAGATGGTGTTAATACAGAAACAGGTGAATATATTCCAGGGATAAGAATTGAAGAAGTAGAGAGTATTTCTATAAAAGTTGAGGGAGGAATTTAAGATGGATAATGAAATAATGATACAACAAAATAGTGTGACTAGCCTTATTGATAGTGTAGATATAGGTGCAATTGCAGGTACAATGCAAAAGATTAATACTTTTCAAACAGTTATTCAAAAAAATCTAAAAAGTGAACATGATTATGGAGTAATTGCAGGTGCAGGATCTAAGCCAACATTATTAAAACCTGGTGGAGAGAAAATTTGTATGATGTTTGGTCTTAATCCAGAATATGATTTTTTAGAAAAAACAGAAGATTATAAAGAAGGCTTCTTTGCTTATAACATAAAGTGTACTCTTTATAGAAATGGAAACCCGGTAAGTCAAGGTGTAGGAAACTGTAATTCAAAGGAAAGTAAATATGCTTATATAAATGCTTATGAACTTCCAGAAGGATTTGATGAAAGCATGGTATTTGAAAAGAAAACAACTAAATATGGGAAGATTCAATATAAAATACCTAATCCAAAGATAGCTGACTTAGTAAATACTATATTGAAAATGGCTAAGAAGAGAGCGTTTATTGATGCAGTATTACAAGTAGCAAGTTTATCTGATGTATTTACGCAAGATATAGAGGATATGAGAGAGTTTGTACAACAAGAGCAAAATGCAGGTGCAGCTAATATGAATATTGATGAGGCTAAGAAAGTAATTATAGGATTTGGAGCTCATAAGGGGAAGAATATGGGGCAAGTTTATGAGGAAAAGCCGGATTATATTGAATGGATATATAACAATACCAAAGATGGAATTATGAGAAGAGCGGCAGAACTAATATTGAACAAATAAGCTTGGAGCTTAGGCTCCTTGCTTATCTAAGGAAAAGGTAGGAGAGCGTTATGGCTGATAATAAAAAATATTATTACTTAAAACTTAAAGAGAACTTTTTTGATAGTCCTGAAATTAAAGTGCTTGAAGCTATGCAAAATGGGTATAAGTATTCAAATTTACTTTTAAAGTTATATCTTAAATCTTTAAGGTTTGAAGGAATGGTTAGGTTGAATGAATATATTCCATATAGCATTGATATGATATCAGCAATTACTGGTATAGATTCAGATACTGTGAGAGTTGCATTTGATATATTTAAAAAATTAAAACTCATAGAAATATTAGATGATGGAACTATATTTATGCTTGAAATACAAAATTTTATAGGACAATCAAGTACAGAAGCAGATAGAATCAGAAATTACAGAAAAAAAATAGATGATACAAAAAAGGTTGTCCAAGGTAAATGTACAAATGTACAACAATTGAACGACAAAAGTACACCAGAGATAGAGAAAGAGATAGAGAAAGAGATAGAGAAAGAACTACAACAAGATAATAATAGTAGTAGTCTTAAAGGAAATTTAGATATATTTAAACATTTTGAAAAATGTGGATTTATAGTAACTGCAATATTAATGGAGCAAATATCAGCAGATATAGAAGTTTACAACAAACAATGGTTAATGGATGCAGCTACTGAAGCTATGAACAGAGGAAAAATTAATAATTATAAATATGTTTTAGGAATATTACAAAATTGGACTTCGAACGGAAGGAATGAAAGTAATGGAAATGGAGCTACTAGCAAAAACAATAGAGAAGAACCTGAAGAGTGGACTGGACTATGATGAACCCATAAAAACTTGTGAAAAGTGTGGAGATCCAATTCAAAAAGATATTGTAATTCTAAATATTCTTAGAAGAGTTCCTATAGTTTGTAGTTGTAGAAAGAAAGAACTAGAACAAAAAGCTATTGAAGATGAAAACAAAGAAAAGCAAATAAGATTAAATAGCATATTTAAAAATAGTTTAATGGATGAAAAATTTAAACAATGTACATTTGAAAATTGGAATCATGATATTGGTTCAGAAAAGATTTTTAACATATGTAGTAAATATGCTAGTAACTTTACTAAGGCTAAAGAAGATAATTTAGGATTAATGCTTTATGGAGAGCCAGGTAATGGGAAAACTCATGCGGTATCATGTATAGCTAATTATTTAATGCTAAGAGGAATACCAACGATTTGTGTAAGTATTAATAAAATGCTTGAAAGAATAAAGGAGACATATTCTTCTTATGGTAAAGAAGGAGAAGAAACTGTACTAAAGAGCTTATCTAATGCCGATTTATTAATAATTGATGATTTAGGAACAGAACAAAAAAATGAGTGGAGTGCAGCTAAGATATACAACATTATGGATAGCAGATATAGGAATGGACTACCAACAATTATTACAACTAATATTAATCTTAAGGACCTAGAGAACATGTATCAGAAAAGGGCTTATGACAGATTAATGGAGATGTGTACACCAGTCCTTAGTGATGGTAAGAGTATAAGGGCTCAAAAGGGTAAGGAAAAAACTGAATTACTTAAAAGGTTAATAGAGTAGTTTGAAATTATTGTGATGAAAGGGAGAATGAAATATGGATAGAGAAATAATACTAGAAGCTTTAAATATGAATGCAGATGGAATAATGCAATTTACTCTAGGAGAGGTAACTGTTGACGAAGATGAGACAATTAAATGCAGTGATATTTATAGTTCAGAATGGGGAAATCATAGTGAAGAAATAGCAGTTTCGATAGAAAATATATTATGTAGTAATATGCCTTTAAAACCAGATATGTTGGTAGGTATTATAGTAAATGAATGGTTTAACTATGTAGGTAGTAATGTTGAAGATTTAAACTATTATGGTTTGTTAGGCGTATCTATAGAAATTATAGCTTATATAGAAAGATGCCAACACAAGGATGATAATAAATAATTTGAGGCTATTGCGAATAAATGGAGGAAAGATGAATGAAAAGATATTTTGATATACCAGCAGAAAGATTAACACTACAAATAGATGTTAATGAGATAGGAATGAAATATACAGTAGATAAAATAGAAAAGGCTTTAAAAATAACTGGATTAAGAGAAGTTGATACAAAAGAATACAACAGATTAAATAAGGAATATGGAGCATAATGAAATTACTATGAGATAAAAGGAGAGTTTAAAATGCTAGAACGAATATATGAAAAAATAACTGGTCGCTGTTGGCATGTATATTCTAAAATGCCAGAACATGTAGTTTTATATAAATGCTTAAAGTGTGAGAAAGTTATAAGTAAGTAACTCGCAATTCAAAAATAGGAGAAAAAGAATGTATTACAGAGCAGATATATATAAGGATGCAGTAGTTAAGAATAGTTTTATTGCAAATAGTGTAGAAGTTCTAAAGAGTAAAGCAGAGCCTTATATAAAAGATGATAAAGTTACACAAATTGTAGTATCAGAAGTTAAGGACATTGGATTTTTTAAAGTTCCATCCGAACTTGAAGAATATTTAAAATGTGAAATATTGTAATGAACAATTCAAAAAGAGGGGATTGAAATATGTTAGTTAAAGTAAGATGTGAGTATTGTGAAAGTGAAGATTTAAGTTTGATTGATATGGTTTATGGCAAAGGAACATTAGGAGAAAGAACTGAAAAGGGATTCAAATGCAATAGTTGTGACGAAGAGTTGGACTTAGATGAAGTAATCTTTGAAGAAGTTAGGTAATTGCACAATTCAAAAAATAAGGGGGAATAGGAATGGAAATGTGTAGAGAAAAAATGTATACAAGCATAGATGAAAATGGATTAAACCATAAAGAAACAATTGCAGCAAGTGAAGAATTGGACCAAGAAGTTTTTAAAGAGATGTTAAAGGATCCAGTAGTAGAAAATTTATATCTTAAGCAAGTAGTTAAAGCTAAAGAATATAGAATAGCAAAGCTTGAAGAGATAATAAGAAATCTAAGAAGAATGAATAGAAGAATTAATGATTTAGCAGAAGTTGCAGTAATGCTTAATGAAACTGGAGTACCTGCTGAAGATAGTGTTAAATTATCAGTTCATATTAGTCAAGTAAAGGGGGTTTAGCATGAAATTAAAGTTAATGATACTTGATAGGAATATAAAGACATCAGAGAACAACGATAACGACTCTTGGGAGAAGATTTCTAATAAACTTGAAGAAGAATACCTAGAAGTACGAGAAGCTATTAGAGAGCGCTCTGACAAGCTACACATAGCTGAGGAGTTGTTAGATGTACAACAGGTAGTTATTAGAGGATTAATTTTATTAGCAAAAGAAGGTTTTGACATCAACAAATTATTTAGTAGACATAATAAAAAACTAGTAAACAGAGGATGGAAAGAAAAAAAGATTATAAATATTTTCATTAAATAGATTTAAGGAGTGATTCATATGTCAAGAGTAGAAGAGGTTAGAAATTTAGCAGAAGGTTTAGTAGAAATTCAAGTAGATTTTATTGATAAGGATACTTGTAAGAAACAAGGATTAATATTTTATAGATTTGAAGATTTGGGTAAGTGGTATGCAGATAATTATGATGCAGTTGAAATATTAGAAGTTATTCAAAGTGAGGAATAATTATGACTGTAGCAGATAATATTTTAGCTTATATGAATGCTAGAGGCACTAAGAAGTATACAAAATATCATCTTGGAGCAATAAGAGCAGCTATAAGAACTGAATTTATTACTAGGGATAAAACTGATATTTTCTTTAATGCACGAAGTAAAGCCGGTAAGCAAAAGCTTAATAGGGAAATTGCTAAAATAGCAAATGAAACATTAGGTAGTACAGATATTACAGCACATGATGTATGGATATATAAGAAGTGTGTAGCAGATGAATATCAAGATAGAACTGGAAAGTGTGCTTGGGGATTTGCGAGTGTAAGAAATAAGTTAGGTTATGATCCAGAAACCGGAAAGGAGCTTTGAAAATGAATAAAAAAGCTTTAGAAATGTATAAAGCAGAATTAGAAAAGCTTAAAGCTAAGTATGAGAAGAAACTTAATACAGAGATAGAAAAGCATAATAAAAAAATAGAAGAGTTAAAGAATGATTATCCAGATATTAAGTCAATTGATGAAGCCTATGGATATGGAATTATAACAAGCTCTAAGAGAGATAAGATTATAGAAATATTTGATAATTTTGAAGCGGTTAAGAATTATCAAAGTGCAACTGGAAAGCTAGTTGTAATGCTAGAGAATGATATTAAAGCAATAGAAATAAATATAAGGATGGAGGAATAAGAAATGAAAGCAACGGGAATTGTAAGAAAGGTAGACGAGTTGGGGAGAATAGTAATACCTAAGGAGTTGAGAAGAACTTTAAATATTGAAGAGGGAGATCCATTAGAAATATTTATAGATGGTGAAGAAGTAATTTTAAGAAAATATGAACCAGGATGTGTATTCTGTGGAAATGCTAAATACGTAGTTGAATTTAAAGGTAAGAAAGTTTGCACAAATTGTATAAAAGATATTTGTAAATAAAATAGGGGGAGAATGGGCATTTAGCCAGCAATAGTTATAACTGCTCATTCTCATATGAAACTCAATATCATAAAAGGAGAGGTAGAAATGGAGAATAAAATTGAAAAGCACCAACACAAAGATGTTGTAGTAACAAGAAATAATAATGGAGAATTAGTTGTAACTAGTAGACAAGTTGCAGAAGATTTTGAAAAAAGACATAGTGATGTATTAGATAAAATTAGTGGATTAATCAGAGAAATAGAACCAACGGAAAATTCCGCTCGTTACTTTATTAATAGTTTTTATGTTGATGCAAAGGGAGAAAAAAGAAAAGAGTGTTTATTAACAAGAGATGGATTCAGTTTATTAGTCATGGGGTTTACAGGTAGTAAGGCACTTCAATGGAAGCTTAAATATATAGAAGCATTTAACAAAATGGAGGAAGCATTAAGACAACCTCAAAAACAATTATCTCCAATAGAAATGATGGAATTACAGTTTAAGATCATTAAGGACCATGATAAGAAATTTGAAGAAGTAGATGAAAAAATAGAGGTCCTAAGTAATAGCATGACAATTGATTACGGTCAACAAGAAGTAATTCATAGAATTGCAAAAGAAAGAGTGGTAGTGGTTCTAGGTGGAAAAGATACACCAGCATATAGAGAAATTAGTAAGAAAGTGTTCTCTAACCTTTGGAAAAGGTACAAGCAAGTATTTCATGTTGCAAGTTATAAAGATACAGCTAAGAAAGATTTTGAAGAAGCTATTAAGTACATCGAGAAGTGGGAGCCATCTAAAGAACTAGGATATATGATTACTGGTGCTAATAGTCAGATTCAATTTAATAATTAGAGGTGCAATATGAATTATGAAAATCAATGTAGCATATGTGGAGCATATGGAACAGAGTTACATCATATACAATTCAGGTCACAAGTACCAACACTAAGAGATTGTCCATTAAATCATATTTATCTTTGTCCACAACATCATAGAGATGGACGAGTTGGAGTTCATTTTAATAAGGAATTGGACAAAAAGTTGAAGTTGAAATTCCAAAATAAACTAGAATTTCTTTGGGACAAGAAGTATTTAAGTAGACAAGATGTACAAGTAGTTCTAAATATTAAGGACAAGCAGTTAGATAAGCTTTTAAAAACTGTAATCAGTAAAAATGGAGAATATGAAAGAGAAAGTCTTATAAGAAATTGTTGTGGTGGGAGGTTGATTATTTAATGATATTGGCAATAGATCCAGGGAATGAGCAAAGTGGAGTAGTTCTTATTAGGGAAGCAGATTTAAAACCAATAGTATCTGAAAAAATAACTAATGAAGAACTTTTAGATAATTTATTGATGGATAGGTATGAAAGATTAGAGGAAAGTGAATGTATAAATCATGTTGCTATAGAAATGATAGCAAGTTATGGAATGGCAGTAGGACAAAGTGTTTTTGAAACCTGTGTGTGGATAGGAAGATTCATTCAAGCATTAGAGGATAATTATTATAATGATTCATTAAAATTCATTTATAGAAAAGATGAAAAGATGAATTTATGTGGCAGTATGAAAGCTAAAGATAGCAATATAGTACAAGCTCTAATAGATAGATTTGCTCCTAATACACCTAATAAGGGGAAAGGCACTAAGAAAGAACCAGGATGGTTTTATGGATTCAAAAAAGATATATGGCAAGCATATGCAGTAGCAATAACTTATTACGACATGTATATAGAGGGGAATAAATATGAGTAAATTAAATTTATTTAAAGGATTAAAAGTAAGGGTTTTTACAAGTGATAAAAGAAGTAAGTTAAACGCTAAAGATGGAGTTATAACAGATGTAACAAATAGAGTCATTATTGTAACTTACAAGGATGTTGATTATAGAGAGTCATTCAATATTGGAACAATATTATCAGATAATAACATTGATGTAAGAGTTGAATCAAATTGGACAAGTTTAAAAACTTTATTATTGAGAGGTTAGCAGATGAATAGAAGTCAAAGGAGAAAGTTAGAAAGAGAGCAAGGTAAAGAAGTAGCTCAATATAATGCACAAACTAAATGGTTAGATACTTTACTTCCTTGGCAAAAGAAAGTTATAGACACAATGTTAAGAGAAGCTAAAGTAGATGCAGAAATAGAGTGTATTGAAGCAGTAGACAAGATATTAACAGGAGTTCTATTTGAAAGAACTGATATGGATTGGCAAGAGTCATTCGAGTTCAATTCAGCATTTGGAAAATATTATGCAGAATATAGATTTGTGGTTAGTAAATATGGGAAGGAGAATAGATTAAAAATGTTAAAAGGATTAGAAACGGAAATAGTATCTAAGATTGAAAATTGGATTACAGAGGAAAAAAGTAAAGTTCAAATTATTAAACAAATTAGATCTGATTATAAAGGAGTAGGATTAGTATCTCCTGAGATTAACAATGTTTATCAAAGAACTTATGAGAATTATAAGAATTATATAAAAAAAGTTGAACCAGAAATAATTGAGAAAATAAGCAAGTATTTAAATGACAATCAAAAGTCAGAAGGAATAATAAATTTACTTAAAATTGAATATCCAAAGATTTCAGATAGTGATTTAAGAGGTTTATTCATATTAGGAAAAGACGAGTTTATGAAACCAAAGTATGAAGATTATACTAATGTTCCTTATGTTGGTTCTGAAAGTGATAAGAGAGCAGCTGAAAAAAGAAAGGCTAAAAAAGAAGTTGCTAAAAAGGAACAGAAACCAGAAGAAAAAGTTAAAGAAGCTATAGTTGAAGTGGGAAAAGCAGGAGCAGAATTTTTAAAAGGGTTTAATAAAGTAGTAAAGGAGAAGAAAATGAGTAATTTAAAAATCATTAATGAGGTTGTAAAAGTTGTTTCAAGAGAACTTGAGGGTGAGTTTGGTAAATATATTGTTGATGAAAATGGAGTTACAAGAGAAGACATTACATTTAAAGATCTAGCTGCAGTAGAAATTTATAAGAAAGAGCAATTAGAGAAATTTGAAAGAGAAATAGCTGAATTACAAGCAGTCTTTACTTTCAGGGAAAACTAATATGGATATAGCAGAGAAATTAGAATTGTTGGAGAAGTCTAAGAAAACTTTAGACTCTCTAACAATAGAGTTAAGGAAACGTGGCTATGCTAAGGCTATGGCGGAGAGAGAGTATAGAATGGCTTTAGCAAAGAAGGAAATAGAACTAAGAGGAAGAGGCAATAACTATCCAGCAAACCTTGTATATGATATAGCTAGAGGACAAGAAGCAGAATTAAGATATAAGCGAGATATAGCAGATATTGAATATGAGATATGCAAAGATAGGCTAAGAAATGAGAGAAGCAATATAGAAGCAATACGTAGCCTTATAGCTTGGGATAGAGCCAATTATTTAAATAGTTAGGAGGCAATTTGAAATTAATGGGAGATAAAATGATAGTTTATAGGTTTGATAAAGAGAGGTTCAATAAAAATGCTGATAAAGGTATTAAGAGAATACTATCTAAACATCTAGATTATATAGATAACTTAGAAGTTAAATTTATAGATGGGGAAGAGTGGGGAACAGTAGAAAATTATGTTGTAGGACAAGAGAGATATTGTTTATATCCAGTAAAAAAAGAATGGTGCAGCATAGAAGAGCAGTTAAGAATAATTTGAAACTAGAAAGGATATATCATTAAAAGGTAGTGACGATAAAAGATTTGGTTCTGAAGTTGTAGGTAATATTTATGAAAATCCTACATTATTAAAATATTAATTAATAATTTGAATATATTGCGAGTTAGTAAAAGGAGAAATAAAAATGAGAAAATTTATAGTTAAGGTTACAACCACAAAAGAGTTTGAAATAGAACTTGATGATGAAAAAATAACAGAGGAATATTTGGATAGTTTTGAATCAGCTTTTTATCCATTAGACGAAGAAGATGACAGAATTAAATCTATGGCAGGAGATTATTGTAGATTAAGAGCAAAGTTTGGTCAATGTTTTATAGAAGGTTATGGTCATGTATTGGAAAGAGGTAAAGTGCCATTATCAGCTAAATTAAATAATGACAAACCCAATGATGCAATAAATATATTAGATTACTATGATGATGATGATATTGAAGTTTATGAATTATAGTTAACAATTCAAAAAAAGTGAAATTATTATGAAGTAAATGGAGGAGAAAAGATGAAGTTGAGATTGAAATTAACATTAGATATTGATGTACCAGTTAATTGGGATAAAGATGAGTTTTTAGAACATGTAATAACCGAACTAGAAGAAGAATACGAAGATTATTTTATTGAATATGATTCATATTTCATTGAGGACAACCAATAAAAGCAATGAATAATTCAAAACAAGAGAGAATAGAAGGGAATACGGATAATGCTATATACTTCTATTCTCATAAGATAATCAAAATCAATTAGTGAATGGGGAGGAGAAGGACATGGAGAACTTAAACTATAGAAATTGTAATGAAGAAGTAACTGTAAAATTAATAGGAAAATTAACAATGGAGTTTCCAGAGCTAGAGGTTAATCTACCAAAACAGTTAGAGATAAAAAGATTGGTAGAAGAAGTTTTATATGGATATGAGGTTACTACAAAAGAAACAGCATTAGTAACAAGTGATCTTGAAGATAGAATAAATTATTTTCTAGCAACTAAAAAGCTTGAAGGTTTATCAGAAGCAACTTTAAAGAATTATATATATAACTTAAGAAAATTATGCAAATTCTTTAATAAGCCAGTATCTATGATTACAAGCGCTGATATTAAAATGTTCATGTATGCAGAAAGTAGTACCAAGAGTGCTGCTGGAATGAACACATTTATGACACCTATTAAATTATTCTTTGCATGGCTTCAAAATGAAGAGTTTATAATTAAGAATCCATGTTCTTCGATAAAACCAGTAAAAGAACCAAAAAGAGAAAAGAAACCACTTAACGAAGAGCAAGTTGAAATGTTAAGAGATTGTATGCTTAGTAGAAGAGATAGGGCAATATTAGAATTTTTCTTATCAACTGGTTGTAGAGTAGCCGAAGTTGGGAATGTTAAAGTAAGTGATTTAGATATGACTCATAAAACTTTATTGGTTATAGGGAAAGGGAATAAGGAAAGAAGAGTATATTTTACAGAAAGGTGTAAAAGAGCAATACTTAATTATCTTAGAGAACGTGAGGAGCAAGGAATAATAAGTGAATATTTATTTTGTTCTTCAAAAGCACCAAAGAAAAAATCAATCAATACAGAGCCATATAACAAATTAAATAATAGAGGTTATCAAGTAATAGTGGATAAGATGCAGAAAATGGCCAATATAGAAATGAGGATTACACCTCATACATTTAGGCATACCATGGCTACATTTGCTTTAAGAAGTGGAATGGCTCCAGAATGCATACAACAAATTTTAGGACATAATGATGTTGGATTAACGTTAAGGGTATATGCGAAAGTAGCTCAAACAGATGTTGAATATGCATATAGAAAATTAGTTTCTTAAAAATAAAGGATAAAATTAACATGAAAACACAACAGATAAGAGATTTAGAAGGAAATGTCTTAAGGAGTGAGGCTTAGTGTTAATAGTATTAATTATAATTACAATGCTTATCATAATATTATTTGTTTTATCAGCGATAATCATAGCAAAAGATCATGATAATGAGTTTATGACTAGCTGGGAGAAATGTAATGGCAACTGTAAAAGTTGCAAGGATAAGGAGCAATGTATGAATAGACCTTATGAGGGGGAATGAAAATTGGAAGCAGATAAATTTGGAAAAACAGAAGGTAGGCTATATAGATATTTTGAGAATATAAAGAGAATAGCTTCACTTAATGAACAAAATGTAGAGTTGGATAAAAGATATGATCATGTAGATGAAATATTAAGGACAAGCAACTTCAACTTTGATATAAGCATAGGTTCTATTGGATTTGAGGAAAGAGTACAAACTTCATGCACTGGTGAAAGTGTAGTAGAAAAGCAAATGTTCCAGCAAGCAGAAAGTTTAATTAAAGAGCAGAGGATAATAAGAAAAACTCAATTTAAGAACCAGGTAAGGGTTAATGAGTTAGAGAGAAACAATATAAAGATGAGAGTTGCTATAGCAATGCTTGAAGAAGAAGATAAGAAGTTTATTTTCTATAAGTACAATAAAAAGTTAAGTATGGATTGCATAGCAGTTAATTTATCAGTATCTAGAAGAACTGCTTATACATTAAGAAAACAAATTATAGAGAAAATAATGAAATTGCTTTAGGAGTTTTAATATGGGGATTTATCTTATAGAAGCAGAGGTAAAGGTTAGACACCTTTACTCTGTACAAGCTAAAACTGAAGATGAAGCTAAGAAGTATCTAGAAGTAATGGAACGTAACAAAGGTGAATTTGATGGGGATAACCTAATTTTAGATAAGGTTTGGGTAGGAACTATCAGTAATGAAATCATAGACTCTAATGAGATTGAGGAGGTAAAGAAGATGGAAACTAATTATGAAATCGTAGGAGTAACTGACATAGATGAAGTTGCTTTAGATATTGAAATTGGAATTGAGGAGATAAATAATGAGAATTAATAAAAAGTATTCAATTGAGAGTGATGAAATGAATGTAACAGTATATGAGCATTCAATTGTTAAAGAAAAAGAAAGTAAAAATTTTGGAAAAGAAACTAAAAAGGCTGTTGGCTATTTAACAACAATAGACCAAGCTTTTAAGTTTTTGATTGATAGAGAAGTAAAAGGAACTGGAATGGAAGATTTTAATACGATAATGAATAAAATCGCAGAATTAAGATTTGATATAGAAAGGATGTTAGAAAATGAATAAGGTAATTTTAATAGGGAGGACTGTTGCTGATCCAGAACTAAGATATGCAGCAGGAAGTGGAACAGCAGTTTGCAAGTTTACATTAGCAATTACAAGACAATTTAAGAGAGATGAAACAGATTTTATTAGGTGTGTAGCTTTTAATAAAGCAGCAGAAAATATAACTCAATATATAACTAAAGGCAGACAGTTAGCAGTTACAGGAAGTATTAGAACTGGCAGTTATGATGATCAAGATGGAACTAAAAGATACACTACTGATGTAATGGTAGAAAGTTTTGAGTTTATCGGGAATAACAAAGATAATGGTAGTAGCAATGATAGCAATAGCAACTGGAATCTACCAGTAGATGATGTAGGTTTTGGAGATATGACACCAGTAGATGATGGAGACATGCCATTTTAGTTATTAATACATTAAATAATGGAGGTAAAGAGTTTATGATATATGAATTAAATAAAACTAAAAAGAAAAATGGGATTGAATATAAGGAGCAGAAGTTCTCTATAGATACTGGGGATAGGGTAAATGATATTAATATACAAGATGCAGTAATTCATGTATTGGATAGTAATTCAGGAGAGCCAATATTAAATGAATACACATTAGAATTAACTGAAGATACTTATAAGTTCTTATATAAGCATATAGAAAAGATATTTAAAAATGATGATTTAGTACCAGCGGCATTTAATCAAGAAAGAAATTTAGTTAAGGAAATAGTACAAGATTATCTAAATGGAATAGATAGAGATATCATTGAGGTATCTAAGGGATTAGCAAGGCAATTATTTGCAATAATGAAATGTAATATCAATATTCCAAGTTGTGATCTTATCGTAACATCAATAATAACCGACCAAGGACCAATGCTTGGAATACTTAAGTTAGATTATGTTAATAGTTTTACTCATCAAGTAGATTTTATAGACAATAAAATAGGAGTCGGCCTGATAAAACATAGTGCAGCATTACCAGGAAGTAGTCAAAGAATTCAAAAGGCAGCATTTATTAAACCAATAAGAGGAGGACAAACATTTGATTTATGGGTATTAGATAATAATAAAGGCAGAAAAATAGATGATGATGAATATGGAGCAAACTATTTTAGCAATACCTTCTTAGGATGTAGTCAAGTATCAGATAGTAGAACAGAAACTAAAGCATTTATCCATGCAGTAGAAAGATGGACTAGAAACAATATAACTGAAAATGCAGTAGAAGCAGAAAATATAAGAACTACAGTTAAGGATAGGCTTCAAGAAGAAGATAATATAAATATTACTGAATTAGCAGATGAATTATTTAGAGATGAGCCAAAAAAGAAGCAAGACTTTGAAGTATATATTAAAGGCAATGGATTAGATGAAAAAATAAAAGTAGACAAGCAGTTTGTAGAAAAGAAACTTAAGAGAGTAAGGTTAAAAATAGATAAGGATATAGATTTATATATAGACCAAGAAGCTTATAAGGATGCTAGTAAATTTGAAATTCAACGTAATGGTGATGGAAGCATCAATATGATAATAAAACATGTAATTAATTATATTGAGAAGTAATGAATAATTTGAAATTATTACGCACGACTTATCATATTTCCCACGTGGGAATAATGGTCAAGCAATATTCGGATTTAAGGAGGATTTTATGTTATTAAGAAATTTTTTAGATTTATTGATTCCAGAAGAAGATGTAAAGATATTTTCAACTGAATTAAGTGAAGATGAAGCAGTTTATATAGGTGATGCTATAAATTGTCCTTATTGGATAGCAGAATATCACTTAGAGGAGGGTAGTAGTAATAAAATTTTTGTAGATAGTGAAGGTTATCTAAATATTTACTGTGAACATAGGGAGGAAGAGTAATGAAAATTAAAGATTTAATAAAGAAATTAGAAGAGTTAGATGACGAAAAAACCATAGGAGTTTATGATTACGAAGAAGGTAAAGAAGATTTAGATTTGCTTATTCTTAGGAATAACTATATCAACGGCAAAAGTGATTATTTGATTGAGTAAAATAATTCGGATTATAAAATTTAGAACTAGAGAACAATTCAAAAAAAAGGAGTAGCAAGTAATTCATTAAGATGAAAGGGAGGAAGAGTAATGAAAATTAGATTATGTTATAGAGTAGAAAAAGAAGCTGGATGGGGAGAAGATGAACATGGAAATCCAACAGAAGTTTATAGTTGTGTTAAGTTAGATTGTAAAACTTATAATATTCCAAAACAGGAATATAAAGAGTTAGTTGAAGCAGGAAAGAAATTAACGGCAGTAAGTTTTAATATAGATGAAGATTTAGTTACTCCAATTACATTAAATGAGTATTTAGATAATATGGAGGAAGAGCAATGAAAAGATATAGGGTTGAATCAAGAAGTGGGAAAAATCATTTTAGAGCAGATTGCACAGAGGAAGAATTAGAATATTGGAAAGCATTATGCAAATATGATTCTATAGAGAATAAAGGTAAATGTTATTATAGGGAGTTTCCAGTTAGTAAAAATAAAAAGATTTTTTATGCTAAAGATAATCCAAATATGACAGCAGAAGAATTAGAGTTAATTCGTAAAAAATTAGGATGATTTAATGAACAATTCAAAAAATAGAAGTTTGAATATATTATGAAGTAAATGGGGTGCGATTATTGAAAATTAAAGATTTAATAAAGAAACTAGAAGAGTTAGATGGTGAAAAAACTATAGGAATTATTGATTATGAAGAAGGTAAAGAAGAGTTAAATTTACTTGTTCTTAGAAATAACTACGCCAATGGCAAAAGTGATTATTTGATTGAGTAAAATAATTCGGATTCTAAAAATTAGAATTAAAGAATAATTCAAAAAAAAGAGAAAGATTATTTAGTTTTAGATGTTGCAAAGCATACAGAAACAGGTGAAGATTTAGTAATCTATAAAGCCTTATATGGGAGTAATAATGTTTATGCAAGACCTATAAAAATGTTTTTAAGTGAAGTAGATCATGAAAAATATCCAGATATTAAGCAAAAGTATAGAATAGAACTTGTAGAGGAATAACTTTGCACAAAATTTGCACTATGACGTTGTAGATTACAATAAATATATATAATATAATAAAACCATATTTCTGGTATGATTATTCCAAATATTTCTCTTACCCTTTATAATATTGAGTAAAAAGCATTTACCCTTAGACGGTAGGTGCTTTTTTATTTTATATGAAAGTTGGTGAGAACATGGAGAAAGAGTATTTAATATTAAAGTGTAAGAAGTGTAGAAAGACAACATTTGTATTATATAGAGAAGTAGATTTCAATGGATTCTTAGTGTGTTCTCATTGTAGCAGTAAAAGTGTAAAGGTAGTAGGGAACACAGATGATGCAAGGGAGTGCATGGGTCATGCAGTATATAAAAGAGAAAAAGGTGCTTTAAAGCAAATAAGATAGCAGGATATTTACAACAAGAGGTAAGTACCCTGCTATTTTTATATATAAACATAAAAGGAGTTGTTGTGGTATGTTAAAAGTTTTATTAGAAAAGCATGTTAGAATGTTGTGGTCAAATAATGGTAATGAAATTTGGTTTAGTGTAAATGATGTTGCTGATGAATTAGGAGTAATTAATGTAAGGCAGTTATTGCCGAATATTGATAAAGAGTATAGAAAGAAATTTAAAGAATCAGATGTATATAAAGTATACAACCGAAATTTTGAAACTCCTATAAATAATAGAGGAGAATTATTTATCTCTGAAGAGGCAGTTTACAATATATCATTTAGAAGTAATAAACCAGAAGCTAAATTATTTACTAAGTGGGTAAGTACTGTATTAAAACAAATAAGAGTAAATGGTTATTATATAGCAAGTGAAAAAGATGAGCAGTGGATAGGAATAAGAACAGACAGTAAAAGAACTAGAAGAGAGTTTACTGATGAAGTTCAGGAGTTTGTTCATTATGCTATAAATCAAGGTAGTAATAAACCTAATATGTATTATATGCATTTTACAAAGTTAGTAAATGAAAAGCTAGGAATACCTAAAGGAACTAAAAGAGAAGATTTAGATCAAGGTATTTTAATGGATATAATGGCTTTGGAAAGAGTAATGTCAATGAAATTACCTAAGCTTATTAAAAAAGAAATGAATTATAAAGATATTTACAAAGAAATAAAGAAATTAATTGAAATAATATAGAGGTGTAACATGGAGAAGATAACAAAGAATGAAGCTAAGAGATTAAGAAAACAAGGTAAGGTAGTTAAGACTACTCATAACGGATATTATCTTATGAATGTATAAAGGCTAGGTGGTGTAATGGAATGGCAAGAGCTCCAAATGAAAAAGTTAATAAGGCTCTTTCGTTATACCAAAAAGGCTACAAGTTAGTAGATATAGCTAAAGAGTTAGATATTCCAGTAGGTACTATTAGAAGCTGGAAAAATAGGTATCATTGGGATTGTGATAATAGTGCAACGTTACAAAAGAAAGATAAAAATAAATGCAACGTTGCAAATAAAAAAGTTAATAAGAAAAGTAGCAAGAAAGAACCTATCACAGATGAAGTTAAAGAGGTATTAGGAAATACTGAATTAACAGAGAAGCAAAGGCTTTTTTGTATTTATTATATTGAGGACTTTAATGCTACTAAAGCATATAAGAAAGCTTATGGTTGTAGTTATGATACAGCTAAGGTTGAAGGATGTAAAAGCCTAAAAAAACCTAACATAAAAAAAGAGATAGATAGAATTACTAAAGAGTGCTTAGAAGAGCAGGAAGTAGAAGCTAAACTATTAAATAAAAGGCTATTTGAAACTTATATGAAGATAGCTTTTGCAGATATAAATGACTACTTAGAATATGGTAATGAAGAAGTTGAGGGAGAGCTCGGGCTATATATTAAGAACTACGTTAATATAAAACATAGTTTTGAAGTAGATGGTACATTAATAAGTGAAATTTCCCAAGGTAAAGATGGCATTAAGATAAAGCTACAGGATAAAATGAAAGCTTTAGATTGGATTGATAAGCATTATGGAGAAGGAACTCCAGAGCAACAAGCTAAGATAGACAAATTGAGAGCTGAAACATTAAAGCTTAATCCACCAGAAGCTATTATTGATGGAAAACCATTTGAGTTACCAGCAAGAGTAATAGCACCACCTTACTTAGCAGCTTTATATGATATTGAAGATAAAGAGCATAGAGAATATATATTTTATGGTGGAAGAGGTTCTACAAAATCATCATTTGTTGGTTTAGAAATAGTTAATCTTATTAAGAAAAATCCTACAATGCATGCTTTATGCTGTAGAAAAGTATCTAATACATTAAAAGATTCAGTATTCAATCAAATTAAATGGGCAATAAGCGCTTTAGGATTAGATGAAGAGTTTACCTCAACAGTATCTCCAATTGAAATTACTTATAAACCTACTGGACAAAAGATTTATTTTAGAGGGGCAGATGATCCAACTAAAATTAAATCTATAAAACCTCCATTTGGATATATAGGTATAGTGTGGTTTAACCTAAAAAATTCAGACCACGTAAAACCCTTTAAATTCGGTGAAACTCTTACTGCGTAAAGGCAAAGACGATACCGAGCGAAGCTTATTTAACATTGAGTAAATTAGTCTTTCATAGTATAATATAAGTACCAATTAATGAGAAAAGAGTGATATTATGAGAGAAGAATGGAAAGAACTAAAAGAAAGTCAAGGAAAGTATCTAATAAGTAATTATGGAAGAGTGAAGAGTTTAAAATCTGGTAGAGAAAAGATTTTAAAAACTAGAAAAACTCATGATGGTTATTTATGGTATTCCCTAAGCTTTCAAGGAAAGGCAAAGACTATGAGAGCTCATAGATTAGTAGCTGAATACTTCATAGATAATCCTTTCAATAAGCCTACAGTAAACCATATAGATGGTAATAAAGAAAATAATAGAGTTGATAACTTGGAATGGTCGACTTTAAAAGAGCAAATGCAACATGCGTATAGCAATAACTTAAAAGAACCAGTACAAGGCATTTTACAAGGTAATTCAGTTTTGACTGAAAAAGAAGTAAAAGAAATACGAGAGATTTATAAAAGTCATTCAAAGGAATTTGGGATGATAGCTTTGGCTAAAAAATACAATGTAAGTGTATCAACTATAAATAAATGTGTAGGAAGAAGAAGTTATAAAAATGTTAAATAAGAACGTGTAACGACTATCGAAAGCACTTATCAATAGCTATTGTTAATTCAATAGCTTATTTTTATGGAAGCGAGTAGAGTAGGGCTCAAGCGAGTTCGAAAAAGAGGGGTAGTTATAAAACTACATGAGATAGTCTGAGCTATATAGAAATATATAGAGATTGTATGGAAGCGATACAGTCGTAACATAATTGTGAAGAACTAGACCAATTTGCAGGACCAGAAGAGATAAGAAATATTGAACAGTCAGCAATTCGTGGTGGAGATGATGCTTATATATTTAAATCATTTAATCCACCTAAGACAGCTAATAACTGGGCTAATAAATATATTAAAATACCTAAAGAAAATCAATACCAATTACATACTACTTACTTAGATGTTCCTAAGAAATGGCTAGGTAAGACATTCATAGAAGAGGCAGAGCACTTAAAGGAAGTTAATCCAACTGCTTATGAACATGAGTATTTAGGCATTGCTAATGGTAATGGTGGTAATGTATTTGATAATGTTGTTATTAGAGAAATTACTGATGATGAAATTAAAGTATTTGATAGAATTTATAGAGGAAATGACTGGGGTTGGTATCCGGATCCTTTTGCATTTAATCAAATGCATTATGATGCTAATAGAAAAACACTTTATATTTTTGATGAAATACATGAAAATAAAAAGTCTAATAAAGAAACTGCTGAATTAATTAAACAACATGGAGTAGGCCCTAATGATAGGATTACAGCAGATAATGCAGAACCTAAATCTATTGGAGATTACAAGGATTATGGATTATTCTGCAGAGGAGCTAAGAAAGGTCCAGGAAGTGTTGATTATAGTATGAAGTGGTTGCAATCATTAACTCAGATAGTCATAGATAAAAAAAGGTGTCCACATACTGCTGATGAGTTCTTAGACTATGAATATGAAAGGACTAAGGATGGAGAAATAATAAGTGGCTATCCAGACAAAGACAATCATCACATTGATGCATGTCGTTATGGACTTGAAGAAGTATGGAGCAGGAGGGGACAATAAATAATGTTTGAAAAATTTAAAGGTTTTATACAAAAGGTGGTGAGTAAGATGTTTAATAAAGGTACTATACAAGAAGCTTTAAAAGTAGATGTAGCTGTAAGTAATGAAATGGCTAATGCTATAGATTTATGGAATATGATATATGAAAATAAAGCACCTTGGTTAAATAAAAATGTTAAATCATTAAACTTAGGAGCCACCATTGCAAGTGAAGTAGCTAGAATGGTAACAGTAGAATTTCAATCTGAAATAACCAAGAATGATTATTTAAATGAGCAATATCAAAGAGTATTAAAGGACTTAAGGAGATATGTAGAATATGGATGCGCTAAAGGTGGATTAGCTTTTAAACCATATATAGATGGAAATGAAATAGCAGTTGATTATGTACAAGCTGATAGATTCTTTCCAACTCAATATAACTCTAAAGGTGAGGTTACTGCAGCTGTATTCTTAGAGCAAAAGATAGAAGGCAAGAAAACTTATACTAGACTTGAATACCATGAGTTAACTAACGAGGTATATAAAATTACTAATACTGCATATGTAAATGAAACTGCATTAATAGGAAATAATAACAATAGTAATCTTGGAAAGCCAATAACATTAACAGAAGTTGATGAATGGGCAAGTTTACAGCCAATAACAACTATTAAAAATGTTAATAAACCACTATTTTCTTATTTTAAAATACCTTTTGCAAATACTATTGATTTTACATCTCCTTTAGGAACTTCAATTTATTCTAGAGCGGTTGATTTAATAAAGCAAGCAGATGAACAGTGGGGAAGGATACTTTGGGAGTACGAAGGTAGTGAATTAGCTATAGATGTTGATATAACTGCATTTAGAAAAGATGAACATGGTAATTTAAATGTTCCTCATGGAAAAGATAGATTATATAGGCAATTAGATCTTGATGATAATACTAAATGGAATGTATTTTCACCAGAGATAAGAGATTCAGCTTACTTTAATGGTCTTAATAATATTCTTAAAAGAATAGAGTTTAATTGTGGTTTATCTTATGGAACAATTAGTGATCCACAGGAAGTAGATAAAACTGCTACTGAAATAGTTAGCTCTAAACAAAGAATGTATTCAACAGTAAATGATATTCAAGGAGCATTAGAAAGTGCATTAGATGATTTAATTTATGCTATGAGTGTTTGGGCAAAATTAGCAAGGTTGTCAATGGATAAATATGAGGTTTCATATAACTGGGATGATAGTATTGTAGTTGATAAGGATACTGAATTAGCGAGTATGCAAGCTGATGTTGCAGCAGGAATTATTAGACCAGAGCTTTATATCATGAAGAAATATGGTGTAACAGAAGAAGAGGCTATTAAGATGATGCCTAAAGTAGAGAATACATTAACTAAATCACCTTTTGATGAGGAATAGAGGTGTTAACTTATGGCTTTAACTCCAAAACAACTTCAAAATATTCCTGAAAATATAGTTCAGCTTTATAGAGATTTAGAAGAGTTTATCATTGATGATATTGCTAGAAGAATAGCTAAAACTGGGCAGCTTACTGAAACTGCTAAATGGCAACTAGAAAGAGCTAAAGATTTATCTATGGATGATATAGAAAAGGAAATACAAAGAGTTTTAGGATTAGCTAATAAAGATATAGAGAATACCTTTAAACAAAGTGCTTTAACTTCAATACAGGCTGAGAATAAAATCTATGAAGAGGCTGTTAAAAAGCAAATCAAAATTAAGGGCAATAGTAATTTAGAAAAATTACTTGAAGCTGCTATAAAACAAACTAAAGGAGAACTTAAAAATATAAGTCAATCTTTAGGATTTGCCCAAATTATAAATGGAAAGATAGTCTATAAAGATATAGCAAAGTTTTATCAAGATAGTGTAGATTTAGCACTGGCTCAAGTTAATAGCGGTGTCTTAGATTCTAATTCAGCTATTAGACAAGCTATTAAGAAATTAGCTGATAGTGGGTTAAGGACTGTTGATTATGAGAATGGTTGGAGCAATCGAGTTGATGTTGCTGTAAGAAGAGCGGTAGTAACTGGAAGTAATCAGATGTGTCATAAAATGACTGAGTTAACCATGAAAGAATTAGAGTGTGAGTTTGTAGAAACTACAGCTCATGCAGGAGCACGACCAGACCATCAAGAGTGGCAAGGACAAGTTTTCTGTTATAGAGGTAAGAGTGACAAATATCCTGATTTTGTAGAGAAAACTAGATATGGTTATGGAGATGGACTTGGAGGATATAACTGCAGACATAGTTTTTATCCCTTCTTTCCTGGAATAAGTAAAAGAGCTTACAGTGAAGAACATCTTAATAACATAGATCCAGAGCCTTTTGAGTATGATGGAAAGACTTATACTTACTATGAAGCACTTCAACACCAAAGGAAGTTAGAAACTAATATAAGAAAAAAGAAAAGAGAGCTTATAACTTATAATGCAGCAGGATTAAAAGATTATTTTAATAATAGCAGTATTTTATTAAATAGATTAAAGAGTGAATATAAGTCATTTTCTAATGCAGGAGATTTAACTGTAAGAAATGATTTAATGCAAGTGTATAAATATGGACAAAGTATATCTCAAAAAGCAAGGAGGAAATGAAAATGAATTTAAAAGAAACAGTTCCAATGATGGAAAGTGTAGACTATAAAGACAGATTTAAAGCAGAGTATTTACAATTAAAAATAAGAATGACTGGATTAAGTAATATGCTTAAGAAATATAAAGCGGGGACTTTAACATTTAAGCCATCTTGTAGTTATGATTTATTAAATGGTCAATTAAAATCAATGGAAATGTATGCTAAATATTTAGAAGAGAGAGCAGAGATAGAAAATATAGAATTAGGAGTGAGAAGGTAATGAATGAAAAAGAGTTTTTAGAATGGTGTAAACAAGAGGTATGCGACTATACTAATAAACACTTAGATAAGTCAGATAATAAGGAAATAACTGTAGATGATGTATTTATGGTATGGAGTTGTAAAGCACTGCAAAATAATAAAGCATTACTTAGTACAACTCTATTTGATGGAATGTATTATGAGTGTACATACAATGGAGATAAAAAAGAAATGTATGTAGATGCTTATAAGAAGTGGGAAAATTATAAAATTGAAAAATAATTAAGTCTTAGGAAACTAAGGCTTTTTATTATGACTAAAAACTGACCTACCTTACAAGTCGTTAAACTGTAAAAGGCAATAGACTAAGCAACAGTCGTAAAACAGCGTAATTGAGGAGGAATAAAACATGAAGAGAGATTTTTTAAAAGGATTAGGTTTAGATGATTCTATTATAGACCAAATAATGGACGAGAATGGTAAAGATATTCAAAGAGAAAAAAATGCGGTTAATAAAGTCAATCAAGACCTAGAAAAGTACAAAGCTGAAAATGAGGGTTTAAAAACTCAATTAAGTGAGGCAAACACTCAAATTCAATCATTTAAGGAAATGGACATTGATGGTATTAAGGCTAGTGCTGAAGAGTGGAAAACAAAGTATGAAACAGATACTAAAGCTCTTAATGAAAAGATTGCAGCTAAAGATTATGACTATGCTATTAAGGACTTCATGAGTAACTATAAATTTATTGATGATGATGTTAAAGAAACAGTAATCAATAAGTTTAAAGCTAAGGAATTTAAACTAGAAGAAGGAAAATTCTTAGGCGGCGAGGACTTTATGAAGGAATATAAAGAAAATCATAAATCTTTATTTATTTCAGATGAACCACAAGATCCAATTCCTGAAATAGTTAAACCTACTGGTGGAAGTAATCCATCAGGAGATGCAAATCCGTTTAAATTTAATTTTATGGGTGTAAGGCCTGTAAATAAAGAATAATAAAAAGAAAGAAGGTATTAAATTATGACAGCATTAAATTATGCAAAAGAATATTCACAAGCATTAGCACAAGCATTCCCTTATGCACTTTATTTTGGAGCATTATACAATACTCCTAACAATGGTAGATATAAATGGACTGGAGCAAAGACAATAGAAATTCCAACTATCTCAACTACAGGGAGAGTTGATGCAGATAGAGATACTATTGGGAATGCAGCAAGAAACTACAATAATGCTTGGGAAACTAAAGTTTTAGAAAATCAAAGAAAGTGGAGTACATTAATTCATCCAGCTGATATTGACCAAACTAATCATGTAGCTTCAATAGCTAATATTACTCAAGTTTATAATGAAGAGCAAAAGTTCCCTGAAATGGATGCATATACAGTATCAAAGATATATGCAGATTGGACAGGACAAAGTAAAACAGCATCTACTACTGCATTAACAGAAGATAATGTATTAGCTGAATTTGATGCTTTAATGGAAAAGATGGATGAAGCTAGAGTACCAGTAACAGGAAGAATACTTTATGTTACTCCAGCTATAAATACATTAATCAAAAATGCTAAGCAAATAACTAGAACTATCAATGTTGAAAGTACTGGATCTACAATAAGCAGAAAAGTATCAAGAATTGATGAAGTTGAAATAATAGCAGTACCATCATCTTTAATGAAAACTACATTTGACTTTACTACTGGTTGGAGTGCGGGTGGAGGTGCTAAACAAATACATATGTTCTTAGTACACCCAGCAGCAGTAATTACACCTATATCTTATCAATTTGCTCAATTAGATGAACCATCTGCAAAAACAGAAGGTAAGTATTATTACTATGAAGAATCATTTGAAGATGTATTTATCTTAAATAAGAAAGCTGATGCAATTCAATTTGTAGTTCAAGGAGAATAAAAATGAAAATAGTAATGAAAAAGAACAAGCAATTGAAGATTCCCGATGAAAAGTTGGAAGAGTTCTTAGCAATGGGATATAGCAGAATTGATGAGAATGGTGAAGTTATTACAGCTGGAAAAGCAACTACCCTAGCAGGATATGAAGCCGAAAACAATTCTCTTAAAGCTGAAAATGCTGAATTAAAGAAAGAAATAGAAAATCTTAAAGCTGAAAATGCTAAACTTAAAGAGAATAATTCGGGAAAAGATAAGGATCAAGAAAAAAAGTCTAAAAGTAAGGCTTAATTATCAGGAGGTATTCAATGGCTGCAGTAGTAGATTATGAATATTATTCAGTTACTTATGGAGGCTCTGAAATGCCTCCTTTAAAATTTAATGCTTTAGAGTTAAGAGCTAGAAAATATATAGATGGTATAACTTGCAATAGAATTGATTATTTACAAGAAATAAGCGAGAACATAAAGTTAGCTATTTGTGCTGTTATAGATGTTCTTATTAAGCATGATGGAAAGATAATAATATCTGAAAAAACAGGAGATAATTCCATTACATATGTCACACCTGATACATCAAAAGAAAAGGAAATATACAAAGAGGTTAAAGTTTATTTAGCAGATACAGGGCTTTTGTATAGAGGAGTGTAGATATGATTATAAATGCAGATATAACACTTTATAACAAATATTATGATGAAGAGGATAAATGTAATAAATACAAAAGAAGTTATCTTAGGGGTGTAAATTATAGAAGTAGTTATGGAACTACTTTATCAAGTAAATCTATTAATAATAATGATGAAAATATAATTTATATACCTTTTAGCGTTTGTTCTGAAGATAAGGAATATATAAAACCTAAGGCATATGAAAAATTATCAAAATCTGAAAAAGAACATTATTTTACATTAAATTCTGGAGATATAGTTGTAAAAGGAATTATAGATTTTGAGTTAACTAATGAAAAAGGTAATAACTTAAAATCTCTTAATGAGTTTTATGATGATGTAGCTACAGTAAACAATATAAAAACATATGAGTGTGGAAGTTATAATATGAAACACTGGAAGGTGGTGTGTAATTAATGGCTACTAAAGTAACTATTAATATAGATCCAACTCAAAAAATATTATTAAAAAGGAAACTTAACAATAATGGACAGGCTCAATTATTGTTAACAAATGAAATTGCAAGATTAAGTGAACCTTATGTACCACTTCAAGGTGGAGACTTAAAGGATAAGAAAATTATAAGTAATAGTAAAATAACTTATAATATGCCTTATGCTAGAAAACAGTATTTTACTAATGCTGGATCAGGTAAAGAGGGAACTGGCAAGGGTGGTTTAAGGGGCAAGCTTTGGGTAAAAAGATGTTGGGCAGATAAAGGAAAAGATATTTGTAAAAGTGTGGCTCAGTTCGTGGGAGGTAGGTCAGAATGATAATAAAATCATTAAGAGACTATATATCACAATGTCCGTATCTTTATGAGTTTAATAAAGGAATAAATATAGATTATCTTGATAATAACTCTACTACTTATTCCATTGAAGAGGTACCATGTGAGCCTATTATAAAGAGATACATTAATGGTGATACAAAAAGACAATATGATTTTATATTTGCTAGTAGAGAAAGTTATGGCGCAGATGTATTTCAAAATATTGAGAATAGTGGTTTTTATGAGGACTTTTCAAACTGGATAGAGGAGCAAAGTGTAAAAGGTAATTTACCAAGTTTAGAAGGTAATAGAGAATCACTAGAAATAAAGGTATCTACAACAGGATATGCATTTCAAACTGATGATAACAGTGCAAGATACCAAATACAATTAAAATTAATTTATTTTCAAAAAGGAGGATTTTAAATGGCTATTAGAAAACGTAAAATACAAGCTAATTACTTAAAGGTTGGCGAAACTTTTGAGTTATTAGGGACAGGATTTACTGAATTGAATGAAAGTCCAAGTGCTCAAACAACTTCTAAGAGGTATATAAATCAATCTAGTGCTAGTCAAAGCATAACTGGGTATGAATGGAGTACAAGTTTTAATGCTGACCAAATAGTAAGTGAAAAAGCTATTGAATATATAAGAGAAATTGGAGAAATGCAAAAGACTGGCGAGGAAACTGAAACTGAATATATTATAGTTGATTTAGATAAAGAAGCTCAAACTGCAGGATATAGAGCAAGAAAATTTAATATTGCTATAGCAGTAGATTCATTTGATGATAATGATGGTGAGTTAGGAATTAGCGGAAATTTCTTAGGACAAAGTGATCCAGTTGAAGGAACTTTTGATACTTCAGCAAAAACTTTCAAAGATGGTTTTACACCTAAATCAGAATAGGAGGAATGTTAAATGATAATCAATGGAATTGAATTAGAAGATTTAAATGGACTTGATTATGAAATAGCTCAAAAAGTTGAAAAGGAGCTAGAAAAAACTCAAGGAATCCAGGCTAAAATTGCTAACTTAAAAAACTCAGAAGGCATTAAAGTCATATGTGATGCTATTAATGAAATTTTTGATAATATTTTTGGCGAAGGAACTTCAGAAAAGGTATTTAAAAATAAAAGAGATTTATTAATATCCATGAAAGCTTTTGAGGATTTATGCATGAATTATAAAGAAAGCCAAAATGCTATAAATGATATATTTAAAAAGTATTCTCCTAATAGAGCTGCTAGAAGAAATAAGTAATGAATCTGTTAATTGATTTAGTTCCTAAAACAATTACTATTGACAATAAAGAGTACGAAATTAATAGTGATTTTCGTACTTCTATTTTATTTGAATTGTTAATGCAAGATAAATCAATAAAAGATAATGATAAAATTTATCTTGCATTAGAACTTTATTATCCTAATATACCTGATGATATTAATTCAGCTATAGAAAAAATGTTATGGTTTTATAGATGTGGCAAGGATTTAATAACATCTAAAAGAAAAGGTAAAGGCAAGAGTGACATCAAAATTTACAGTTTTGAATACGATGACGATTATATTTATGCTGCATTCATGGATCAATATGGGATTGATTTGCAGGATATAAAGTATTTGCATTGGTGGAAATTTAAAGCTATGTTTAAATCTTTAAAAGAAGATACTGAAATAGTTAAAATAATGAGATACAGAAGTATGGATTTATCTAAGATTAAGGATAAAAACGAAAAAGCGTATTATAAGAAAATGCAAGAACTTTATAAAATCCCTATTTCTAAAGATGAACAAGAAAAATTAGAAGAAATTGAAAGAGCTTTATTAAATGGAGAAGATGTAAGTAAGTTATTGTAAACAGTTGTCATATAATCCTTTATATTGTATAATTTCAATGTATGTACATATAAAGGGGAGATAATAAATGAAATGTTCTAAGTGTGGAAGTGAAAATGTTAATGTACAAGCTGTCTCAATTGTTAAAAATAAAAAACATGGTTGTTTGTATTGGTTACTTATAGGTTGGTGGCTTGAAATAATTATGTGGTTATGTTTAACATTGCCTTGGCTTATTATAAAAATATTTAAACCTAAAAAAGTTACTAGTAAAGTACATAGTCAAGCAGTTTGTCAAAATTGCGGAAATACATGGAAAGTATAAAGCACTAATTTAGTGCTTTTTTATTTTATATGAGAGGTGATAAAAATAGAAAATATACGTTGCCAAAATTGTAATCAGCTATTATTGAAAGCTGATTATGTTAAGGGAGAGGTTAAATGTCCTCGTTGTAAAAAAATAAATAAATTAGAGTTTAAACAAAAAGACAGAGCTTAGAGCCACGCCTTAGAGCAGTGAGCCAATGCCTGCTTTTTTTTATTTTATAAAGAAAGTAGGTGTTTGTTATAAGCGATGGAAGAATAATTATAGATACAGAAATTGATAGTTCCGGAGCAGAAAGTGATGCTAAAAGTCTTAGTGGTAAGCTATCAAGTTTAGCTAGCAATGCATTAGGGTCTGTTGCAAAAATTACAGCTGGAATGATGACCGTAGCTACAGGAGCAGTTGCAGCGTTAACAAAAGCATCTGTTGAACAGTACGCTGAATATGAACAGTTAGTTGGTGGGGTTGAAACGCTATTTAAAAACAGTAGCGATAAGGTAATGGAATATGCCAATAATGCATATAAGTCGGCAGGAATGTCGGCAAATGAATATATGAATACAATTACTGGGTTTGCAGCTTCATTATTGCAAGGACTTGGTGGAGATACGGAAAAGGCTGCTCAAATAGGTAATATGGCTGTTGAAGATATGTCCGACAACGCAAATAAAATGGGAACTTCAATGGAGATGATCCAAAATGCATACCAAGGATTTGCTAAGCAAAACTATACAATGCTGGACAATTTGAAACTTGGGTTTGGAGGGACTAAAACAGAAATGGAAAGGCTTCTTCAAGAAGCTGGAAAGATAAGTGGAATTAAATATGACATTAGTAATTTCAGCGATATAATAGAAGCTATCCACGTAATCCAAGAGCAGATGGGCATAACTGGTACAACTGCAAAAGAAGCTGCTACCACAATTGAAGGTAGTTTGAATATGACCAAGTCTGCATGGACTAATCTTTTAACTGGTATGGCTGATGATAATGCTAACTTTGATACTTTAATTGATAATTTAGTTAATTCTGCAAGTGCATTTGGTGATAATATACTTCCAAGAATCGAAATAGCAATAAAAGGTATTGGACAATTAGTTGAAAAATTACTTCCTCCAATTGTGGCTAGATTACCTCAATTGATAAGTGATATATTACCTTCGTTATTAAATGCTGGTGTCCAAATGGTAGGTTCTTTAGGTAATGGTATTATTCAAGCGTTGCCATCTTTAATTGATTGTTCGGTACAAGCAATACAAACTATTTTAAATGGTATAACTAATAATTTACCTCAAATAGTTAGTGGAGCTATGCAAATAGTATCATCTTTAGTAGCCGGAATAGTTCAGGTATTACCAATGCTATTAGAGGCTGGACTACAATTATTAATAGCTTTAGGACAAGGAATAGCAGAGAATTTGCCTGCATTAATTCCTACTATAGTAAATTTAATAATTTCTATATGTGATATGATAATTGAAAATTTACCTTTAATATTAGATGTTGCTATTCAAATAATAATGGCTTTGGTTCAGGGATTAGTAACTGCTTTGCCTACATTAATTGCAGAAGTACCAAGGATTATAAATAGCTTTTCAGATGCAATTTATAGTGCTTTACCTCAAATTCTTGAGGCTGGAGTTCAAATATTAATGATGCTTATTAAAGGTTTGATAGATTCAATTCCTACTTTAATAGCTAATATTCCTCAAATAATTCTTGCTATAGTAAATGCTATAACATTATACAACTGGGCTAGTTTAGGGAAAAACTTGATTGAATGGATTGGTAATGGACTTTCATCTATGAAAAGCAATATAGGTAGTATAGCAAAAGGAATTGCAGATAGTGTTGTGAATGGAATAAAAAACATATTTACTTCTGGTACTAGCGTAGGTAAAAACTTAATAAGTTGGGTTGCTAATGGAATAAGTAGCTCTTTAGGTAATTTAGTTCAGGCTGCTAAGAATGTAGCCACAGGTGCAATTAATGGAATTAAAAATATACTTAGTTGGGATAGTGCAGCTAGCATTGGTTCTAATTTAATAAGAGGTATTTGGAGTGGTATCTCTAATATGGCTGGTTGGATTATAAACCTAATAGGAGGCTTTGCTGATAGTGTTATCAGTAGTATTAAAGGATTTTTTGACATACATAGTCCTTCAAGAATTATGCGTGATCTTATAGGTACTAATATAGTTAAAGGTATAGGAGTAGGTATAGATTTAGAAACTCCAAATCTTGAAAAAGATATTGATGCAAATATGGCAGATTTATTATATAAAATGCAATCAGCAGTAGATTACGAAACTGCTATAACTAATAGAACTATTACTAGTAGAAACTCAAATATTGGAATGAATCAAGGTAGCATAACTAATAATGATAATGCTGTAACACAAAATATTACGTTTAATAATCCAGTAAAAACGCCTAGTGAGGTTGCTAGACAAATAAGAAAGGTAGGAAGGGAGCTTGCATTCGGATGATAAATACTAAATTTTTAACATTAACATTAGAATCTAATGGTGAAGTTTTAGAGCTTGGAAACAATGAATACAAGCTTCTTGAAGTACATGGATTAGAAGCTAGTGATTATGACATTAATATAACTGAACATTATAGTGGAATTGGTGGGTATGTTAAAAAAAAGAAGATACAACCAAGAGAAATATACTTTACTGCTGATTGTATGGATTGGAATTCTTGTGAAGAGCAAAGACAAAGATTAATTAAATTCTTTAATCCTTTAAATAGTGGAACTCTTAAAGTTAACTATTGTGGAATAGAGAGATATATAGATTATGAAGTTGAAAGTTTCAAGGATAATAGAACTAACCTTTATGAACAACTAAATTTTACTGTATATATTATTTGTCCAGATCCTTATTTTTATGAACTTGAAAAATTAGAAGAATTGACTACATGGACCGGTGGATTAAACTTTCCTTTAAATTTACCTTTTAGTTTGAAGCAAAAAGGAGAAAATATAAAAAATATTTATAATGACGGTCATGTTGATACTGCAGTAGAAATTATATTTAGAGGTCCAGCTATTAATCCTAAGGTTATTAATCAAACTACAGGAGAGTTTATACAGGTTAATAGAGAACTTACTAGTGAAGATACTTTATATATAACAACTAAATATAGGAATAAGAAAGTAGAAATAGAGAGAAATGGAGTTAAAACTAATGCATTTAACTACATAGATCTAGACTCTACTTTTTTTAGTTTAAAAGTAGGGGATAATCTTATGGAATATAGTACTGAAAGCTTAGAGCCGCAAGGTGTAAGTATAAAATATAGTAACAAGTATTTAGGAGTATAGGAGGTGTTATAGTGGGATATGGCTTTTTTAATGGGAGTAATAATTATGGACAAGAAGAGCTAGCAAGATATTTTTCAAATATATATGAAAATGGTATTAATGTTACTGATTCAGATATGGGAATGAAAGTTACAAGATATTCAAGCACAGATTTAAAGGTAGCAATAGGATTTTCTATAGTGAATGGGTATTATTTATACCAAGATGTTATTAAAACAATAACAGTAGATAAAGATACTACTTATAATAGGATAGATAGAGTAGTAGTTAGATTAGATGTGTCAAATATGACAGTAAGTATAGAATTAAAACAAGGTACTGCATCAAGCAAACCTACTGCTCCAAGTCTAACTAGAACGAGTAGTGTATATGAGATATCATTAGCTCAAATTTATGTTAATTCTAGTACTGGAATTACATCTGTTACGGATGAAAGATATGATAATAACCTATGTGGAGCTATAAGACCTAAAAATCTTAGCGAATTTAATGCCATGATGACAGGATTTAATAATAGATTTGATACATGGTTTGAGCAGCAACAAGGGGAAGGGTGGAGAAATATATATATTCAATCTACAGTTCCAAGTGATGCGATAGAAGGTGCTATATGGAAGCAAGTATTATCATAAGATTTTTTAATAAAGATTTAGATTTTATAGGAGAAGTGGATGATTTCACTTCTTTTATTTTTGAGCGTAAATGGTTCACTTATTCTAATTTCCAATTAGTTGTTGAAGAGTTTGATAAGGATTTATTTAAAGATGGTAATTATATTGTAGTCAACAATGATCCTTATAGAAGTGGTCAAATAACTAAAGTTAATGTAACAGATGATGTAACTATAAAAGGCTTTGGAATAGGTTTTTGGTTTACTAATAGGATAACTTTTCCTCCAACTGGAAATGATACATATGCCTTTAATAGCTATGCAGAAGATATATTTTACAATGTTGTTTATATTAATGCTATTAACGCAGAGGATCCTAAACGTAATTTTGAAAATCTATATATTAACTCTAGTAAAGGTAGAGGAGAAAAAATAGCATTTGAAACTAGGTATAAGGTTTTAAGTGATGAATTAGAAACAATATCTAAAACTAGTAGGTTAGGCTGGAATATAAAATTTGATTATAAAAATAAAAGATTTGTATTTGAGAGTTTAGTAGGAATAGATAGAACAGTAAATCAAGCTGATGTTCCACCTATGATATTTTCAAGAAGATACGATAATGTTCTAGAATTAGAATATACAAAAGATGTATCTGAATATAAGAGTTGTGCTATTGTTGCAGGACAAGGAGAAGGAGCTAATAGAGAAATAGTAATAGTAAATGATAATCTTAGTGGACAGGATAGAAAAGAGTTGTTTGTAGATGCTAGAGATGTTGAAGATGGAACTAACTTAGCCGATAGAGGTGAAAGTAAATTAGCTGAAAACACTATTATAGAAAGTTTTGAAGCCACTATAGATACTGAAAGCTATAGAGTTGAATGGGATTTAGGAGACTTTGTAACTATTCTAGATGATGAAATAGGGGTTGTTAGTGATACACAGATAGTAGAGGTTATAGAAACTTATGAAGATGGTGTACTAACTATAGAGCCTACTTTCGGGGAAGCTATTAGTCATTTTGGAGATAAATTTAAACAAGCTATTAATAATCCTATATATGAAAGTACAAAAAGTGTTATATCAACTACTATTCCTAATTCTAAAGGAGTTAAGTGGTTAGAATTAATCGGAGAGGAGAATGATATGGATGGCTATTAAAAAAGTAAGAGAAAGAGTTCACAATGGTGGTACTACTGGAACAGAAGCTGATTATGATGTGATACATTATGAAACTAGTGAAGATTTAATAGTTGGGCAAAAGCAATCATTAGTTGCAAGTGGGTATAGAATTATGCCTGGTGATTTAATAATGCAGTGGGGAACAACTGAAATATATTTAAATAATCAAGGGAATAAGTCAATAGAAGTTATTCTTCCTATTTCCTTTAAAGCATCAGTTTTTTCTATTATAGCAGCAGAACAAGATAATTCAATGACTACAGTAGGAAGTTACAATGCAGCTTGCTATGAAGCAACAACAAATAAATTTAAATTAATGATTAGAAATATATTTGATTCCCAGTTAACAGGTAGAGTTAGAGTAAATTGGATTGCTTTTGGTAAGTAAAAATAGGAGGTATAAAAATGTATTATTTAAGGCTTAATGGAGAAAATTTTGGTTTTGTATTAGAAAAAGTGCATGAAATTAAGGAAAATGATATTAGCATAACAGAAAAGGAGCATTCAGAATTTTTTAGGTTGCAAGAAAAGGGCAAGGAGTTTAAATTGAAAAAAAATCCAACTGGAAATGGGTTGTTTGATTATATAGAAGAGATGATTTAATATTATAAAACTTAAATAGCTTAGGAAACTAGGCTCTTTTATTATATTTAAAATTCCAAGCGATTGAAGAAAAAATGAGAATGGCAGGTGATATAATGGTACAGTTAATAAAGGGAGTAGTTGATACTCAAAAAAACAGTTATAGAAGCATAGGACAAGTAAGTGCTGGTGATGATTTAGAACTAGAATTAGAAGTTAAAATGAATGGCCAACCTATAGAATTTATTAATCCAGAGTGTGAGCTATTAATTAAAAAATCTGATAACAATAAAGTTAGACAGACTAAAGATATTATATATCAAGATGGAAAATTTAAAATAAAAGTAGATGAGCAAGGGGTAACTTATCCAGGAATAGTAAGTAATCAATTAGTTATTAATGATGAAGGAAGAGTTAGTACTTGCTTATTTTATTTCAATGTTGGTGCCAGTTTAGAGAGAGAAGTATTACAATCTATTTCAAAAGTAGAAACTTTAGAGCAATTGGATGAATATGTAGTTACAGCATTTTCTAATTTAGATGAATATGAAACAAGATTAACAGAATTAGATGGTACAATGAAAACAACTAATGAAGAAATTACTGTTAATGAATCTGAAAGAAAAGTTAATGAAAGTGAAAGAAAGACAAATGAAACTCTTAGGATAGAGAATGAAAAGGAGAGAGTTAAAAAGGAAAATGAAAGGTCAGAAGCCGAGATTGATAGAAAAGAAAGTGAACTTGACAGAATAAAAAATGAAAATGCCAGAAGAATAGCAGAGAATACTAGAATAGCTAGAGAAAATGCGAGAGAAAATGCTGAAGTTAATCGGAATGCTATTTTTGAAGAAAATGAAGTTATTAGAAATGAAGCAGAAAAATTAAGAGAGAAAGCAGAAGCTAAGAGAAAAGAGAACTTCAGTAATCTTGAATCTTTAAATGAGAAACTTAATGAAGCTGAAGCAGAAAGAGTAAGAGCTGAAGGAAACAGGGAATCTAAAGAAACTGAAAGACAGTTAGCTGAATCAGAAAGAGAGAAAGCAGAAGCTAATAGAGAAAATACTTATACAAACTTTAATGATGCAGAAGTAGATAGAAGAAACAATGAAAATGCTAGAATACAAGCTGAAAATTTAAGGGTACAAGCAGAAAGCATAAGATCAGAAAGATTTGAAACCGCACAGTCTACAAGAGAAACTAAATTTGAAGAATCTCAGAATACTAGAGATGAATTATTTAAAGCTAGTGAAACTGCTAGAGCTACAGAGGAGATTGCTAGAGAAAAAGCTGAGAGTATTAGAGAAGGAAATGAAGCTATAAGAGTTAATAGTGAATCTCTAAGAGAGTCAGCTGAAAATGCAAGGCAACAGGAAGAGATTAAGAGAAGTCAAGCCGAAGTTTTAAGAGTAGAAGCTGAGAAAGAAAGAGAGCTTTCTTATGAAGAAATAAAGAAAGATAATTCTACTTTTAAAGACAATATTAATTCGCAATACGAAGATATAGTAACTGAATTTGATAAAGTAATAGCCAATGTTACAAATGGAAATGAAAATGCTACTAATTCTGAAATTGTACAAGCTAGAGGAAAAGAAGTTAATCTTAATGCTAGATTAGATAATTTTGACGAACAATTGGATAAAATTATTAATTTGAAGTTACTTATGGATGTTGATAGTACCTCATATAAAATAAATGACATAATTTCAGTTGACAAAATAACACGATTACAAAATTTATATATGGCACAATTTTTAAGAAATTTAAGAAAAGGCTCACCAGTTACAATTGCTTGTATGGGAGATAGTATGACTTATGGGCATGATACAACATCATCAGATAAAAGGAATGCCGACACAACTCCATGCGATGATGGCTCAAAACATAGTTTTACAAGAGCAAGTATCACATATCCAGAAGCATTACAAAAATACTTAAATAAAATATATTCTAATAATGTTACAGTAATAAATAGAGGTTATAGCGGGGATTACGTTAAAAAAGGTATTGATAGGTGGAATAAAAAACATGGCGCAAACTTAACTATTATTATGTATGCGACAAATGATAGTAGAGCTGATTATGTACCAGAACAATATAGAGGTAATATTGAAGAGTTTTTAAAATGGTATGAACAGGCTATTATAAGAGAGATTTTATGGGGTAAAGCAGTAGTTGTTTTTGCACCTCCAAAGCTACAATCTTTCGGCGATTTAGATGTTGATACATTTGCAAATGGACTTATACAATTATGTAAAAAATATAACGTACCATACATTGATAGTGAATTATTTACAATTAACTATAATAGTATAAATTCTGACGGAGTACATTTTAACGGTATTGGTTACGAAATTTTCGGAATGAAAAGTGCGAGTGTTTTTGTTGCAGAAAATCTTTTAAAACCTCAATACGTGAAAGGTGGTACAAAATTATTAAATAGACAAACTATTGATAGTTTTGTTGTTAATGGCACGTATAGTTATAATGCTACAAGTGGAGCATATACCCCAAGTGAATTAAACAATACTGGTGGGAGTGTGTTAAATCTTAATCCTGGAAGTAGTATAACTTATAGTTTTTACTGTGAAGAAGATGATATGTTTGTAATTCCTTATATTTATACAATATCAGATAAAATAAAAATATCACTTGACTATGGTTTAAAAGCACCAGAAAACTCTTTAGATGCTTCAATAGGCAAAGGTGCAACACCTTTAGATAAAAATAAAAGTGTAATTGAAATAATTAATAAAGATGTAATATTAATTGATAAAGATAAAGTGTTTACAAATGATGTTGAATGTTTAAGAATTCCAACCAAGGGATGGCATACATTAACAATTTCAAATGAGCATAGACAAAGTACAGATGGAACGTTAGTTATCAATGGAATTGAGTTTATGAATTATGATGTTTATGCATCTTATGTAAACATTAATAAATTTTATAATCAAAACTACTTAAAATATACTTCTCATAGCATATTATCGTCAGAAGACAGTGTTACTGAAATGAGAATTAAACCATCAGATTATTTAAAACTTCATCCATTTTATTATTTAGCTAATACTGAATATTGGAGGAATCCGCCTTTGGAATTAGTTATTACTGATTATTTGAAAGGTAGTGTTATTTACACTTTTACTATAGGTAATAATGCAGAAACTACTATGTTTCACGGTGAACGTGAAAAGTTAGGGTCATATAGTGGCGGTCGTACTGTATCTAATATTACTTTAGACAATGATACTAGGGAAATTGTAATAACATTCAATGGTGGACTTACAAATAAATCAAATTTGTTATTAAAGCTAGTTTAAGAATATTTGATTAATATTGTTCGTAAAGTTAATAAACTGTTGAAGTTCAGCAATCCAACTTCAACAGTTTATTATTAATCGATACATGTTGAAATAAATTCTCTACCTAAATTGGTAATAGAAAATTGCCCTTCTACAAACTTTGGATATTTATAATATTTATGCAATGAAGGACCAGAGGTTTTACAATGATTAACTATATCACCATTTTCAATTTCAGAATATAATGATTTATTTACAAAACGAGTCTTATAATCAATTGTTATAAGTTGTAATCTTTGTAGGTTTTCTAAGGATACTGAGTATTGAGTATAATTTGATAATTTCATTCCAAATTTATGGTCAATTATATGTAATAACCATTCTACTCCTTCATCATTATTTTCTGATATTTGAAGCCTTATCTTTCCTATAGGAAATGAATTTTTATTTTCATCATTAAATTGTTTTAAGAGATTAGCTTCTAATGGAGACATTTGTTTTATGATTTCAACAAATGATGGGTGCACACTATCCTTAGTATCAACATTCATTGATTTTGAAAGTAAATTAGCATAAAGATTTCTAAGTTCATCATTATTCATAGAATATGAAATAGCTTGTAGTGCAGGTACAGCTACATAAGCTTCAGGTTGAACAATTTTATTTGGATCTACATTTTTAAGTTTTTCAGATAAAAGTTTTTCAGTTTCAGCCATATTGTATTCTCTATGAATTACCCAATTCCAAGCAGGAGATAATGCTGCATTTATACTTCTAGGTATAAGTTCTAAAGTTTTACCTAATTGTTTAGCAGTTGGTTGAACTAAATCATCATATAATTTTGGTGCAGTTTTTAAAGTTTTACCTGCAGCGTCTAAAAAAGTATTAAGACCATTATTAATTTTAATCACTACCTTTCAATTTTAATATTTGTATGACATTAAAATTGTACAACGCAAAATATGTAAAAAACAAGGAGTATTTATGAAATTTGTAATTATGTGTAAGAAAAAAACAAAAGTAAATCTAACAGGAAGATGCAATGGCGAAGATTTAGCAATTATGGGATCTGTTATCCTGAAGGAAGCTATATCTAAATTAACAGAAGAAAAGAAAGTAAATAGATTAGAGATAATAGAGATTATTAAAGAATTGTTAGATGAAAAAGTATTTATAAATAAACAAGATTTATAGAGAAGTTAGAGTAAAATCTAGCTTCTTTTTTAATATAAAAAAGGAAGGTGTAAAATGGAAAACTTATTAAACTATTTTAAAATTATTGTAGCAACAATAGGAACTGGAGTAACATGGTTATTTGGAACATGGGACACTGCTCTTATTGTTTTAGTGTCTTTTATGGCATTAGATTATCTAACTGGTGTTTTAAGAGCATGGATAAATAAAGAGGTATCTAGCGATATAGGACTTAAAGGAATAGCAAGAAAAACAGTAATATTTATAGTATTAATTGTCGCTGTTCTATTAGATAGGCTATTAAATACTGGGACATGGGTATTTAGGACACTTATATGCTACTTCTACATAGCAAATGAAGGGATAAGTCTTTTAGAAAATTGCGCTGGGTTGGGGCTACCTATACCGGAAAAACTTAAAGATGCATTAGTACAACTAAAGGATGGAGAAAAGAAAGAGTTAAGTAAAGAGCAGGAGTAGATACTGTTCTTTTAATTTATAAAAATATATTAAGAAAGAAGGAATATAAAAATGAAAATTGGAGTAAATGATGGACATACTTTAAGAGGGGCTGGAACTGGAGCAGTAGGAATTATAAAAGAAGGAGAACATACAAGATTAGTTGGAGAAGAAGTTAGAAGATTATTAAAAGAAAAAGGAAATACAGTTTATAATTGCACAGTAGATTATGCAAGCACTGTAAATGAAAGCTTATCTTTAGTAGTGCAACAAGCTAACAGAGAAGATTTAGATTGGTTTATTTCTATACACTTCAATGCTGGAGGAGGACAAGGAGTTGAAGTCTATACTTACGAAGGTAGACAATATCAAGATGCAATAGATGTATGCAAAAATATATCATCATTAGGATTTATTAATAGAGGGGTTAAGGCTGGTACTGGCCTTTATGTAATCAGAAGAACAAAAGCTAAATCTATGTTAATAGAAGTTTGCTTTGTTGACACAGAAGATGCAAATAAATATCTTTCAGTTGGATATAAGGCAATCGCAAAGGCTATAGTAGATGCATTAGATAATCATATAGTTAGTGATCCAGTAGTAGATACAAATACATCATCTACATCTCAAACTCAATCTACTGTAACAACTACAGGTGATGATTGGATAAGAAGATTACAACAAGAATGTAATAACCAAGGATTTTCAAAACAAAATGTTGATGGCATAGCTGGACCAGCAACATTAGCTGGATGTCCTACACTTAGAAAAGGTGCAAGTGGTAATATAACTAAGTTACTACAAGAAAAGTTAATAAGTTTAAGGTATGATTTAGGAAAGTATGGATCAGATGGAGTTTTTGGAACAGCTACTTATAATGCGGTAGTAAAATTTCAAAAAGATAATGGATTAACACCAGATGGTATTGTTGGTCAAAATACTTGGAGAAAATTATTAAATTTATAATTATCAAGGCTAGATACTCATCAATTTGGGTATCTAGCCTTTTTTTGTTTTTATAAAGCAAAAGTGGACAAACTTTACATTTTATAATAAAATAAAAAAAGCTACTAAGACAATGATTTAAAAGTAGCTTTAAGTGTAATTGAAATATTTGATTTTCTTATTTCTATTATACTTGATTTATTTTTGAAGTGCAATAATAGGAGGGAAGTATGGCATATAATTATAATGAAAACTACTTTTTAGTAGTAAAACCCAATATTAAAAATAATAAAAATATTAGAACTCCACAAATTGAAGCTTATTATAAAATTATGGAGTATTATAGTAATGAATATAAAAATAGAAATTCGTTGATAGTTTTACCAACAGGAGTTGGCAAAACAGGTGTAATGGCGATGGCACCATTTGGATTAGCTAAAAAAAGAGTTTTAATAATAACACCAGCAACTTCAATAAGAGATACAGTTTTAGAGGCTATAAGCCCAGATAATCCAGAAAATTTTTGGTATAAATGCAAAGTAATAACCCCAGGGTTTATTTTACCTAATGTTATTGAATATGAAGGTTCTAGTACTCCTATTGAAGTATTAAATTCTGCTAATATAGTTGTATTAAATATTCATAAATTACAAGAACGTTTAAATTCTTCATTAATAAATAGAGTAGGAAATGACTTCTTTGATCTTATAATTATAGATGAAGCCCATCACTCTACAGCTATGACATGGGTTGAGTGTGTAAATTATTTTAAAGAAGCAAAAGTATTAAAGCTAACAGGAACTCCGTTTAGAACGGATGGAGAAAAGATAACTGGAGAATTAATATACAAATATTCATTAAGTAGAGCTATGGTTCATGAATATGTTAAAAGTTTAAGTAATATAAAATATGTACCTGATGAATTGAAATTAACAATAGATGGAGATAGTAAGCTATATACAGTTGATGAAATTTTAGAGTTAGGATTAAGAGATCAAGATTGGGTTACAAGAAGTGTTGCATATTCAAAGGAATGTTCTGAAAAAATAGTAGATGAAAGTATTAAGGCTTTAGAGGAAAAGTTAGAAAACTCATCAATACCACATAAAATAATTGCAATAGCATGTAGTATTAAACATGCTAAGGATATAGCTGAAATATATGAATCTAAAGGAATAAGTACGGCAATAATTCATAGTAATTTAAGTAAATATGAAAAAGAAAAGGCATTTAAAGATATAGAGAATCATAGAGTAAAAGCAGTTATAAATGTAGCGATGTTAGGTGAAGGATATGATCATAAATATTTATCTATAGCTGCTATATTTAGACCTTTTAGAAATGAATTGCCATATGCACAATTTATAGGTAGAGTATTAAGAAAAATTAATGAGGGAAGTGCTAAAGATAATATAGCTAAAATAATATCTCATCAACATTTATATTTAGATATATTATGGGAAAAATATAAAAAGGAAATTCAAGAAAGTGAAATAATAAAAAACCTAAAAGATTATGACGAAATTTTAGATTATACTTTTGATGATAATACTCCTAGAAGTGATAGACAAGAAGTGGAATATGGAACAGTTATAGAATCTAATAAACACTCAATAATGGAAGAAACTTATTTAGATACAGAACTTATCAATAAAAGTAAAGCAGAAGATAAGGTTTTAAAAGAAAAATTAAGGCAATTACAAGAAGTATTAGGAGTTAATGAGGAACAAGCAAAAATATTATTACAACAAACACAAGTCAATAAAACTCATCTAGGAAGACCAGATTTATTATATAAGAGCAAGAAAAGGAATTTAGATGAAGAGATTAGAGAAAATATAGTTCCTAAATTTATAGAAAAGTTTGATATAAATCCAGATTTAGATGATTTAAAAGATTGCGGATTATTTATAGGGAAATATTGGTGGATTCCTAATAATATAAAAGGTAATAAAGGAAAAAATACAGCAATGCTAGCTATGTATTATAATAGTTATCTTAAAAATGCAGTAGGATTACCAAGAAATGAATGGTCTGATGCGGATTTTGATAATGCATTTAGAAAATTAGAAATGTTGAATGAAGTTATTGATGAAACTTTAAATACGTATTATAATGAAAGAAATAACTAATTTATTTTATTTATATAAATTTTAATGGAGGTGAAAAGAATTAAAATGTTTAATGAAATATATGACTTAACATATTTACCTTTGCTTACTCCTTACAATTTAATAGATAATTTAAAGTTAGATAACTATACAGGAATAAGTTATATTAAAGTTGAAAATGGCATATTAGCTGAAATAACATGTTATATTAATGAAGTTCTTATGAAATTTTACTATGAGTTTAATAGTGAAAATTATTTAGATAATATATACTATTACGAAAATGAACAAAAAGAATATTTATTTAATAGGAAAGATATGTTAGAAGGATTAAGAAGTGAATATATTAATACTAAAAAAGTAGGAAATATGTAAAAAGAGAGAATAAGTTTAAGAAACATTTTTATAAAAATACAAAACAATATCCTAAATAAAAAGCACCATGAGCAATCCAGGTGCTTTTATCATATCAAGACTAAAAGTATTAAAATAGCCATTTTAAATTATAATTGTATTATAAGGCGAGCAAATGTAATATATCGGGGGTAAGTTATGAAGAATCGCGATGTAATAAAAGATTTTGAAGAACATTTAGGAGATATTATATTAAATGATAAAAAGGATGTAAAAAGAACTAAAATTACATCAGTAATAGCTTTTACTTTGGTAATATTAATTTTATCATTGCTTATTGGTGGTGTAATGTTCTTAAAGGAAATTTTTTCACCTGGAAAAGAGCTTATTGGTACAACAGAATCTATAGATGGAAAATACACTGTGGAGGCGTATCTTATTAATGGTGGAGCAACCGTAGATTGGGCTGTAAGATGTTACTTGAAGACAAAATATAAATTTGGTGAAAAAATGATATATAATGATTATCATGTAGATAGTGCTATAATGATTTGGGAAGATGACGATACTATCAATATTAATGGACACATAATTGATTTGCCAAATGGAAAATATGATTTTAGGTATGATTAAATTCAAATTTAGCAGTTATATTTGATGAATAATTTTAATATATTGTTACAGAAAAGAGTAGGACAACCTACTCTTTTATATTTCGCTCACCACAAAGCCTACAAGTACAATAGCCACCAGGAGTAATTTTATATTCTTCCTCATTTCTCAAATCTTTAGTAGAGCACTTATCACACCAACTACTATTATACCAACAATTATAATTTTCATTATAATATTTATATAATTAATTTTACAATTAATAACACTACATTTGGAAAATATGTTACTATTAAATTATAATTGTATTAATTTGGTTATTATAAATAATAAAAAGGGGGATACATATGAAAAAAGTAAATATTAGTAAAGGAATTATGATAAGTGGAATAATTTACGCATTAACATTATTATTAGAAGTATTAATTCAGGGGATCACTTTAAGTTCATCGAATGGTGATTTTGTTGTTATGAATATTTATCTTATATCATTAGTAATAAGACCTATTTCGCTTATAGTATTTATTATATTTGCTTGTAAAGCATTGACTATAATATTAAAAGCGTGTTCTATATTAATTAATGAAAAGAAACAATCTTAAATTAATAGCGTAAAAGGAGATTAAAATTTATCTATTTTAATTGTAACCAATAAAAGGAAAAGCAATCGCCTCATAGAATAAAATATATATATGGATATAAAAATTAACAAAATAAATTGACAGAATTGAGGTGAGGTATGGTTAAAAATAGACTGAAAGAAATAAGAATGAGAGAATATATGATGGAGCCTAAGGAATTTGCTGAGTATTTAAGTGTAAATACAAAGACTTATTATTCTTGGGAGAGGGAAGCTGCAGGACCAACACTAGAGAAAGCGCTTGAAGTCGCAAAAAAATTAAATAAGCAAATAGAACAAATATGGTATTTAGATTAATTTCTAAGTACCTTTTTTTATTAACTTATTCCTAAAAAAATTAAAATATTTAAAAATAATAGGAAACTTTCTGAAATATAGAGCATAAATTAAAGTATAAAGCATTAAGAAATAAGAATTTAGGAGGAAATTTTAATGATATTAGGAATAGATATTGGTAACTATTCAGTTAAAACTAGCAATAAGACAAGCTTTATTAGTAAAATTTCAGACATTTATACATTTGATGAAGAAAAGAAAATCATAATAGATGGAAGTGATTATTTTATTGAAGAAGGAGAATTTTCAACTGATTGGAATAAATCAAGAAAAGATAATACAATTCCTCTTTTGTATAGCGCATTAGCTAAAGAGGATGATAATTACTTTAAAGTTATCTTGGGATTACCAATAGGTCAATATAAGCAAAATAAAGAGAATTTAAAAAGAACAATTGAAGATAATAGATTTAAAACAGTTATATATAAAGGGGTAAAAAAGGACATTCTAATAACTGATGTTATGATTGCTCCTGAAGGTGCTGCAACTTATTACAACCTAGTAAATAAACAAAAAGAAATGATAGGAAATAAACAACTGTTAATTGTTGATATAGGAGGAAGGACTACAGATATATCCTTATTTAAAGACAAAAAGATTTTAGAAGTTAAAACAATACCTGTTGGGATGTTGAATGTATATAGAGATATAGTTGATGAAATTAACAGGTTATATACTCAAGAATTTAAATTAGAAGAAGGAGAGGAGGTACTAAAGGAGGGATTGTTCTTAGATGGTGAATATAAAGATAAATCTTTTATTATACCAATTCTTCAAAGGCATTTTAATAGTATATATAAAGAGTTACAGCTTCAATTTAATCCAGCTAAAGGTTATATTTCATTAACAGGTGGGGGAAGTATAGTTTTTAGACAAGCTTTTAAAAATAGACTTAATAATGTAATAGAAGATAGTGATCCAATTTATTCTAATGCACTAGGGTTTTATAAATTAGGTTTAAAAATGTGGGAGGAATAATAAAATATGGCTAGAAAATTTGATGTTAGTTTTAAAAACACAACTAAAGAAAATATGATGTTTGATTACTTTAATAATTTAGAAGATAGAAGTACAGAAATTAAAAACATTCTTTACCCTTGGTATGTTGAAAATATCTTAGGTAAAAAGAAAGATGTAGATTTGGAAAATAAAAGTAATAATAATGACTTAGATATTGATATAACAAATTTTTAGGAGATTAAATATGAAAGAATTATTAGAAAAAATATTAAATAGGCCATCTGATTACTATGTAGATGATTATGTAGAAGAGGAGTTTAAGAGAGAATATCAACTTATAAGTAAATTAAATCGTTTATTGACTATAGATGAATTTACTCTTTTACACAGAATGTGTATGGAAGAAGAGTATGAGTTATATAAACTAGTAGATTATTTTAATAAAAGTAAATAAAAAAAGCCTACCTAGATTAGGAGATAGACTTTTAAGATTGAGACCACAAATATAAAAATAAACCAGTTAAAAACCAACCCATGAATAAGACCTCCAAACAACTAATTATCATTATTATTTGCAAGTTTAGAGAGTTTTATTCATAGGGTGTACTTAGGCTAAGTAACTATCGCAACGCTTTGCTATAGTGTATGCAAGGACGGATATAAAAGATGACACTTTTTATAAATATTATCAAATAATTAATAAATAGGAGTTGAATTTATGGAATTTGCATTAAAGCTACTTATAGGAGTAGTTATTGGATGTGCAATTGGATATAAAGAAATTAATATATTAATAGATAAATTCAAGGGGGAAAAGTAATGCAAATAGTAGGATTTTATTGCTTTAAAGCTAAAGAAAATAAATCAGCTAAGGTTAAAGAAATTCAAATAGATGTAGATAAAACTGTTATGCAAGCAGCAGTTACTTTAATAATGGTAAATGGAATGACTACAGTTGCATGGGCAGGACCTATAGCTAATGGGGTACAACCATTATTGGATGTACTTAAAGATTTAGCAGAGCCTTTTAGTTATGCTTTTATGGTTAAAGGTTTCTTAAGTATGATGGCAGGTAATGAGCATGAAGGTAAAAAGACTATTAAGTATGCTATTGGTGGATATATAGGTATTCAATTTATACCACAAATTTTTTCTTTGATTAAAAGTCTAAAAATATTTTAGGAGGATTTTATGGAAAAAATATATATGGCTTTGTATGAAGGTGGATTAGGTGAGGAATTAGCAAATGGATTAATATCTAAACTTAAAGAGGGTGTTTTATGGATAGGAGATAAAATACTTGGTGGTTTAGGCGCGGGATTAATTGGGTTAACACCAGTATTTGCAGGAGCTTGCATGATAGGAGTATTCATAACAATTGCAGGAGAGAAAAAGTTAGGTACAAAAATATCATCATTATCAATAGTAATATATTTTTTGTTGAAGGTGATTCTAGGTGCTTAAGAAGGGAAGTCAAAAAGAGTATTTTTATGAAACTGGAGCAGATCCATTTACTATATATAAAATAGTACCTGATTATAATTTAACTAATAATAACAATATAGCATTAGTTAATGTATTTTCTAGTATTTATAAAACACCTAGACAAAGATTTTCTTTTCAAAGAGGATATGAATTACCTAATCAAGTCTACTTTGATATATTATTCAAAAAAGGACAAGCAAATTTTTATCTATCCGTAAAAGAAGAGTTTGAAGAATTATTAAAAAATAAAATGGATACTATTTGGGATAAATCTGAGATTACTAAAGTTGATAATATAGAAAGGATGAATATTAAAAATACAGAAGTTTGTGAATTAATACTTAAAGATTATAATTTTAAAAGTTTATCAGTTAGTAGAGGGGATTTATATCCACTTACTAATATGATGGGTATATTAAAGATGTTGAGTGATGATGAAACTATAAGAGTTAATATAGCAATAGAACCTACGAAGAGAAGTAATTGGGTAGATATAGCAAAAGATGAATACAAACAGTATGAGAATGGGAAAATAGTTAATAATGATACAGATAAAAGAGAAGAACTCATAAAGATTGGTTTTACTGGAGCAGAGGCAATAGTAAATCTTTATATAGAAATGAGATTACTTTTATTAGAAAGTATTTTAGGAATTATAACTACTGATGAAAAAGAAGATAAATTTAATATAAACTTAAAAATAGATAGTTTAGAAGAGATAAAAAAGGCTAATAAATATTCAGGACTAACACCAGAAACTAATTATAAAATGACTTCTGAAGTATTTAAAGTAAGAATATCTATTTTATCTAGTAGCTTAGACAGTAGCAGAGCAAAGCTTAATATGTTATCTGTAGCAAATAGTTATAAAGATTTAAATAGTGATAATTCATTAGTTGTTAAATTGCTATCTAAAAAGGAGCAAGAAAATTTATTTAATGATGTAATGGAAAACTATATTAAACCATCTAAACATTGTATATTGAGCGATAAGGAGGTATCTAAGCTTATTCAATTACCACAGAAGGACCTACAAAACGAATATAAGATACAAAGCATAGATACTAGAGAGATTGATATACCAGAGCAACTAAAAGATGGATTAGTTAGAATAGGAATAGCTGAAAAGCAAGGTAAAAAGATTACTACTTATTGGAGCAAGGATAAAAATGTAATGGCATTAGCTAAAGTATTTATTGGACCACAGAACGCAGGTAAAACAACTGCAGTTAAAAGAACAGTTAAAGATTGTTATAAATCTGGATATAGTAATATAGTTATAGATTTTATAGAGAATTGTCAAACTGCTAAAGAAATAGAAGATGTAATATCTTATAATGATAAGGTTATATTAGAACTAGGTAATAAAGATTATATACCAGCTTTAGCTTATAATGAAGTCAGTAATTTAATTACTGAAAATATGGATAGTTGGGATAGAATAAATTATGCTAATCTTATATCTGAGCAGGTAGAGTATTTAATCAATGCAATTACTGATACAGGTACTGGAGAGTTAACTGCTCCAATGATAAGATATCTTCATGCAGCAAGTATGATTACTTTTATAAAGCCAGGTGCAACTATAAATGATGTATTTTTAGTATTAAGAAGATGGGATAAAAGAAATGAGGCTATAAGATATGCTAAATATAGTGGGTGTTTTGAAAAAGATGATGATATATTTTATGATCTTGAAGAGCTTCACGAGAGAGATAAAGAAGGAAAGATAATAGGGACTAGAGAAAATTTAATAATTGGGATACTTAATAGAATAGTAATACTTCAGAAAAATCCATTTATAAAAGCTATGTTAGGTGCAGAAATAAATAAAGATGATAACTTAAGTAATTGGATAAAAGAGGGGAAGAGTATTTTTATTCATATACCACAAACTAAGTTTCCTAATCAAAATACGAGAGATATTTTAACTACTTTCTTTATATCAAGAATATGGCTTGCAGTACAGTTAAGAGAAAATAATAAAGATGCTAGACTATGTAATGTAATATTTGATGAAGTACATCAAGTACCTACAACAGCTAGGTTTTTAAGTAATCATATTACAGAATTTAGAAGGCATAGAATTGGATTAATATTAAGTTGTCATTATTTAAAGCAAATGAGGGAATTATTGATAGCGCTAAAAAGTTCAGGTGCAAGTTATGTTTTGATTGCTGGAACTGAAAAAGAAAACTTAGAAGCATTAAAAGAAGAAATACTTCCATTTACTGTAGAAGAGGGAATGAAGTTAAAACCTCACACAAGTATTAATGTTGTTAATTATGGAAATCAATATGCTAAATTTATAGCATCATTACCAAAGTTTTAAGGACTAGGTCAAAATGCCTAGTCCTTTTAATTTTAGCTTGAAACATTGAATTTTACAGTTTACAATTAATAAGTAATTTATATTTAGAAATTCGTCAAAAGCGTTTGTCTAAAAAATCAATTCGTCAAAAACCGTCAAACAAACGGCAAATAAAAAATTCTTTATATATACATTTTATACATATTTGCATTTTAAAATTATTCTTTAAATGAGATAAATACTAGAAAATGCATTTTAAATACAACGGAGGTATTATATATGTCATTAACACCGATGATGAGGCAATACATGGAAATAAAGGATAAATATCAGGATTGTATCCTTTTTTATAGATTAGGTGATTTTTATGAAATGTTCTTTGAAGATGCAAAAACAGCTTCAAGAGAGTTAGAATTAGTTTTAACAGGAAGAGAATGTGGCTTAGAAGAAAGAGCCCCAATGTGTGGAATCCCATTTCATGCTGCAGCTAACTATATTTCAAGATTAGTAGGCAAGGGATTTAAAGTAGCAATATGTGAACAAGTTGAAGATCCTGCTGTAGCAAAAGGAATAGTAAAAAGAGATGTAATTAAAGTAATAACTCCAGGAACATACTCAGAAAATAATGGTGAAGAGGAATATAAAAACACTTATATTATGGCTATTTATAATTCAGATGGATATTATGGAATAGCCTCTTCAGATATATCTACAGGTGAATTTAAAACAACATTCTTTAAAGAATTAAAAACAACACTTTTAGATGAGGTATCAAAAATATCACCAAAAGAAGTACTTGTTGATGTAAACTTTAATGAAGAACTTTTAAATGAAATACATAATATTTCAAATGCATTAATTACTAAAAAGAATGTTATGAATTTTAATTGTACTGATGAGGAGCTTATAAATCAATTTAGTGAAGTTGAAGTAGCTGGATTAGATTTAAGAAGTAAAATTGCCTCTTCAATATTATTAAAATACATATTAGATACTCAAAAGATGAGCCTTTCTAATATAAATGTTTTAGAATCATATGACATAGTAAATTATATGACTATAGATAGTAGTTCTAGAAGAAACCTTGAATTAACTGAAAACTTAAAGGAAAAATCAAAAAAAGGCAGTTTAATTTGGGTATTAGATAAAACATCTACTACTATGGGTGGAAGAACACTTAGAAAATGGATTGAAGAGCCTTTAATTAATAAGGAAGAAATAAATAAACGTCTAGATTCTGTAGATGAATTATTTAATAATATTTATTTCACAGAAGAATTAAGAGAGTCATTAAAAAACATTTATGATATAGAAAGAATTGTAGGTAAAATATCTAATAAAAATGTAAATGCTAAAGATTTAGTTTCTTTAAATATGTCTTTAATGAAATTGCCTGAAATAAAAGAAAAACTATCAGTGTGTAAAGCTGATTTATTATCTGATTGGTATAACAATTTAGATGTATTAGATGACATTAGAACGCTTCTTTCAAAAGCTTTATTAGATGATCCTTCAACTTCTGTTAAAGAAGGAAATATTATAAGGGAAGGATATTCAAGCAAGGTAGATGAGCTAAGAGAGGCTAAATTAAACGGAAAGCAATGGATAGCTTCATTAGAAAGTAAAGAAAGAGAATTTACAGGTATTAAGTCACTTAAAATTGGTTATAATAAAGTATTTGGATATTATATTGAAATATCTAAAGCAAACTATAATTTAATTCCTGAAGGAAGATATATAAGAAAGCAAACACTAGCAAATGCAGAACGTTATATCACTGAAGAATTAAAGGTAGTAGAAGAAAAGATTTTAGGTGCTGATGAACATCTTATGGCTCTTGAATATGAATTATTTGTAGAGCTTAGAGATAAAGTTGAAGCTCAAATTCCAAGATTAAAATGCAGTGCAAATATAATATCATCATTAGATGCCCTTTCTACATTAGCTAAGGTGGCTGTAGACAATGATTATGTACGCCCTGAAATTAATACTAATGGAGATTTAGATATAACTGATGGACGACATCCAGTTGTAGAAAAGGTAATAGGTAATGGTGAGTTTGTATCTAATAATACTAAAATTAATACTACAGATAATAGACTATTATTAATTACAGGTCCTAATATGGCAGGTAAATCTACTTATATGAGACAGGTAGCTTTAATTACATTAATGGCTCAAATAGGTTCATTTGTTCCTGCTAAAAGTGCTAATATATCAGTTTGTGATAAAATCTTTACAAGAATTGGTGCTTCAGATGATTTAGCAGGTGGAAAGTCTACATTTATGGTTGAAATGTGGGAAGTATCAAACATATTAAAAAATGCTACACCAAATAGCTTAGTCTTATTAGATGAAGTAGGAAGAGGTACTTCAACTTATGATGGATTAAGTATTGCTTGGTCAGTAATAGAATATATATCTAATAATAGTGATTTAAAATGTAAAACTTTATTTGCTACACATTATCATGAATTAACTAAATTAGAAGGAATAATAGAAGGTGTTAAAAACTATTCTGTTGCAGTAAAAGAAAGTGATGATCAAGTTATATTCTTAAGAAAAATTGTTGAAGGTGGCGCTGACCAATCTTATGGTATTGAAGTAGCAAAACTTGCAGGATTACCTATAGAGGTAATAGATAGGGCTAAGCATATTTTATGTAAATTAGAAAATGAAAAATCAATAGAAATTGATAAGTTATTTAATAACTATAAAGAAAGTAACGATAATAACATTAAAGTTAAAGAAGAAGCTGCTGTTGAAAAAGAGGATGTTGAAGTTATAGAAGATAAAAAAGTTACAGAAATACCTTCTATAAATAAAACTGAAAAAGAACCAATAGTAGTAAAAGAAAACACTGAAATGATGCAAATTGATTTTAATATGATTGGTAAAGAAAGCTTATTAAATGAAATTGCTGATATAGAAGTAATGACGATGACACCATTAGATGCAATGAATACTTTATTTAAAATTGTTCAAGATGCAAAAAAACTAAAATAG